GGCACGATATCATTGGCCATGCGGTCGATCTCGCAGGCAGTTTCGCTGATGCCAACTACGTTATCCGACACGTTGATCGTGATGTTGCCGCTCATGGTCCTCTACTCCCAATTCAGTTGCGCAGCGCTGGGTCGCGTCCTCACGGATAGCGACATCCCACCAAGGTGGGATGAGGTAACTACAGCGCTGCGCAATCCCTGCGATAGATTGCACGCGCCAGCAGAAAGCCGAGCGCGTACCCAACGATGCCGCCTGCGAACAGTCCGATCAAAAGTGTCGTCTCGGGTTGCAACATCTGTGGCTCCGTTATTTGACAGCGCGCCGCACCGTCAACGTGACGGTAGCGACATCGCGTGTTCTGCCGTGGAACACTGCAGCGTGCGCAATCTGGCTGAGCAGACGCTCGGCTTCGTCGCTATGCATCTTTCGAGTGTCCTGCTTTCCGTCATCCCAGGTGTAGGTGATTTCAACATCACCCTTCACGTGGTCGGAGCACATGGCCTGCTTGCTGAGCGCACTACGCCACAACGCCTCATACCGCTTTGCCTCGCCGCGCCAGTGATGACCTCCACGCATTTCTTCGTGCAGGTCATCCATCGTCACCATGTGTGCTTCGGACATCATCGCCTCCTATTTCTTGACCATCTTCGCCGCTTCCTCGATGGACGCGTACATCCAATCGGGCGGCGTCATTTTGCTGTGCTCTACAATCTTGCGCAGCGCCGCTTCAAGCTCGGCGATGCGTACCTGCGCAATGCGCCAGTCGTCAGCGTGAACGCACCGAAAGTCGTCCCCGGTCATTGAGGTGGCCCATATCACCTCTTCGTTCGGGTCTGGATTGCGGGTGATCGCGAAGCCTGCATCTCGTAGACACTGAACGACGCGCTCGATGTCGCCCGGCTGGCTCGTCCCAGCCCTAAGTGCCCGATAGAGGCGACTATCATCATCCACTGCGATGCTCCGTTTATTTGAGCTTCACGCCGCCCAGAAGGGCGATCAATTTACTCAGCACGCGCGCCACCGGGCCGCACTCGGGCGCAGTAGCAAGTTCCTTCATGAGGTCTGCGGCATCCTCGGTCTTGACGTAAACTGGACGCCGGTCGGCTTCCTCAATCACCTTGCGCAGCGCCCAGATTGCTTCATCGCGAACGTGCTTGGGAAAGCGGTCGTCCTTCTCCAGCGCGGCGATGGCATCCACGAGGCTCTGCACTGCCACTCCTCCCTTCGTTTTATGCCAACTTCGGCAAATCGCCTGCGAACGCTGGCGGCACATCAACGACGTTTCCATCCGGCAGTAGAGCCACGAAGGTTGGCCAGCCGACAAACCGGATGATCAGTGCCACGTCAAAGAACGCCGCGAACCGCAGAAGCGTAGCGATGGTCACATGGCTACACCGCTCGGGCGTCTCGCACTCGCTGATGGTCGGCTGGGCTATGCCGCTTAGCTTCGCCATCTCGTGCTGCGATAGACCGCGATCCTCGCGCAAGGCTCGCAGTTGCGCGGCTAGGTTCGCTCCCGTGTAGTCGTCCACGAACTGATGGCGCTTGCTGCGGCTCTTGGCGATGGCCAGAAAGCGCGTCTTGGTAAAGCGGCTCATGTCGATGCGTGGCCTAAGTACGGGCATTGCGCCACCACACATAGAGAGGAACCCACAGCCAGCCGTGCCACGCCGCGATTGGTCGGCTCCACGGCCCATCTGCCTTCCCGAAGGCCGCCGCACGCCGAACGCGGCGCATCGCATCCTCGGCACTCGTGGCACGCACGGGCAACGCCCATTGCTTGCCGTCAAGCGAGTAGGTCACGTCGTAGTTGCCCCAAGTTTCCGGCACGCTGTGCCTCCTTTTCAGCTATCGCCTTCGACCGCTTTCCACGGCCCGTGCGTCGTGTCGCCCTGCCAGTAGTCAGACCACACCATGCACGTGCTGTAGATGCGATACCACCCTCCCGGCATGTGCTTTCCGAGAATCATGTCCCCGACTTTCCAAACGCAGTGGCCAACCCAATAGCAGGACCACGCCATCAGCCATCGGATCGTATTGGCCACGGTCTCCCTCCTATTTCAGTAACCGTCCAAACAGGGTGACAAGAAGAAACGATGTGACGAATGAAGCCACTCCGATAGCCAGTAGGCCCGGCGCGTGCATACCGACGAATACCGCCACCGCCATGCAGATCGGCACGTACCAATTGCGACTGACGAACCACCTGAACCGCTGCCACCGCGTCGGCTCAACATAGGTAAGCCGGGCGTGAAACTTCGGCTCTATGATCTTGTGACCGTAGATGACTTCCATCCTGATATCGTCCACGCGCCTCTCCCTATTATTGCAGCGCTTCGGCCAGGGCGCGGAGGCCGTCTGGCGAAAGCGCGTACCTGATAAATTCCTGACCGTTAGCGTGTGCGCCACGTTCGTCCATACGCCAGCATCGCGATCATGGCCGAGTATTCCGCCTGCCGAGCGCGTGCCATCTGGTTCGCTTCGAATTGCTCTTTCGTGATGTGGCCGGCTGCCAACAGCTCCCGGTCCATCTCTTCGGTGTTGATCATGTGCGCCTCCTTTACGGCTTCGCTGTTTCCCAAACACCCGGCGACACGACACGCACATCGCCCACTTTCTTCTTCCGCTTCTGCAGCGCGCCAATCGCAGCTTTGTACGATGTGTACCTCGCATGCGTCCGACCGAGACGGTCAACCTCCGTGGCGATCTCTTTGATAGTCATGGGGCGCCTGGCCTCCGCGAGAATGTCAGCAACGATGCCAGGCATCCCCTGCGCAATGTTGACCACCATCCGCTCCGTTCGTTTATTGCTTCTGTTCACGGACTATCTTCTTGATGCGCTCTCGTTTAAGCGGCCAGTTGGCCCACGCGACCATCGACGTACACAGGCACTCGCCTTCGCCAAAGAGGCTGTCAAAGAACGTAGCCCGGCCATACTCTATGGAGCGCACGATGCGCACGTGATTGGTCCCGGCCTGTTGGATCACGGCCCCCGGTTTAATGTCTCTCCGGCGCACCTGCATTTCAGATCCTACTTTTCCAAGTCTTCAAGTCGCTCACGACATAGGGCGGCGATCTTCTCAACTGCCTTTTCCGTCGTGAGCGTCGCGTCGTCCGCAAACTGCAGTATGCGCTGCAGCGTCTGGCGGGCGCGACGTAGCTGACGCCCCTGATCCGCGATGATCGTATCGTTGATGTCAACGCGCACAACCGCTCCTCTTCATTCTTCCTGATTAGGCAAGTCAACAATCAGTGGCGCTTTCTCTAGGCCGTGCTGCACCAGCAGGTTTAGACCGCGCGCAATCTGTTCTGCATCGTGCTTTGCGCTCGGGTCGGCGCCACAATCGTCATTCGTGCTGCATACAAAACGGTACGTGTCCGGCCGGTGATCGAACACCATGTAGCGGATCGATCCGTCGTCCTGATCTTCCCGTTCCACCACATAAGGCGCGTCTGGCTGATATGTAGCCCGCAGCGGGCGGACCTTGCGCTTGATCTTCACGACGTTATCCACACGCCTCCTAGCGTTGATAGGGTCGGCCGCTGCCGCCCTTGCCTCTACCTCGGCGCTTTTCCATCTCGCGCCATGCCTGTGTCTCGCTGATCTTGACGCCTTGCTTGGCCATCGCCTTCAGCGCTGCTTCGTTCGTGGCGTGCCGCGCGTTGAACCATTCGGCCTCGACAATATCAATCTGCGCGGCCGAGAACGCGAGCGGGCGGCCCTTGCTCTTTTTGCCGTTCACGGCCGACCGGGCGCCCTTGCAACTGCGCGCAATCATTTCTTTCGCCAGCGCTAGCATCGCGCTCTTTTGCCCTTTGTGCGCGGTACTTAGCCCGCAGAATGCGTCCTCGATCACAACGCCGCGCCTATCCACAAGTTTGTGCACCAGAGCTAGAAGCCGCTCGACCATGAGCGGAGTACGCTTCGCCGGGTCGGCCAGCAGAAACAGGTGATAGACGCGGAACACTCGACCTGGCGTCGCCCACTTCTCAAGATCGCGGAGCGTGCATGCCGGCAGCTTTTTACCACCGTCGAGCGACCAGACCGCCTTGGGTTTGGGCTCCCGCATGGCGTCGGCCTGCTTGTCGGCCGACATCCAACGATGGCCGCGAACAATGACAAATACGTCTCCAGTGTTCATTTCCGAAAATCTACACGACAGGTATTGTAAAGTCAAGAGACGTGTGCTACATATTGGTCATGGCAAAACAAATCTTCACCTTCGTGGCACCGGACGGCAAGGCCCTCCACCGCACCAGCGCGGCCCGCCAATACACCCACGCAATCCTGCACAAGCGGGGCGAGACGTGGAAGATCGCATCGTGCGTCGGCCGCCCTGAACTGGTGGCGGCACGCCTTGAGACATGGGGCAAAGGCAGCCCGGACGTTATCGCTGTAGAGTGCCGCTCAAGCCAAGATGTGCTCTGAGAAGAGAAAGGCCGCGACCGTGGCGAAGCATGAAGGGTACACGATCGTCTGCCTGCCACCCCAGGACAAGCCGGTCTATTTTGTCGTTCCGCGAGTTCACCCGGAGTCCGAAGTGGGGGAGTTCATGGTGGACGAAAACTCATGCCCAACAAACTGGCTTCGCGATATCGAGCGCATCATCGTAGATGGGGACACTGACCCGCACGGCTTGATTGAGTATGTGCGGGACATTGAGCGCCCAGAGTTTCTTGAGCGCGGGCACAACCCCGAGGAAGAGTGGCAAAAGATCATCCCAGAAGCGTTCCCCGAAACACCAAATTGAGGCCGGACACAATGCTGAAGTCGGGAACCAAGCTCAAAGACAATGACCCACGAGTGCCGGAAGGCACTGTTGTCGAGGTCATCCACGGCGATGTGGACCCGCTCGTGTGTCAGCGCGGCCCGCGCATCGTGCGCATCAGCGCCAAACGTATCTACACGGACGGTAAGCCCAGGCGAACGGGCTTTTCCGTCATCCCCGAAACGTCAACGTAGAGGCCGGGCAAGATGCCGAAGCAAACGCACATAGATGAGGCCACGCTTGCGAACGAGCTTGATCTGGTTGAACTGCGCGAAGGCGTGACCGATATGTTTGCCATGATGCGTCAGCAGCGGGACGCGCTGAGGGAGAAACCCGGACCAGGAAAGCTCGGTTCTGCTCACTCGCCAGAGACGCGCCGCGTAATGGCCGAACTGCTAGATTGGTATCTCATTGAGTACGAAACTAAGATCAAAGACTTTTTGTCAAATTGAGGCCGCCATGTCAGACCCCGACAGCGAGTTCCAAATCAGAGACCCGAAGCAACTTCGCGAGATGGCGGAGTTCTACGGCAACCGCCCGTGCGTCGAGCTTGGCAAGACGCCAACAACGCGCGAAATCTCACAAGGCGAGTGCGCGGACCTGAGCGTTGCTCTTGGCGGCGCTGCGGACGAGATCAACAAGTTGCGCAGCGTCCTCGACGCCACCCACAAACTGATCTCAGAAGGCGCCCTGCGGGGGTTCGTTCCTACTGATGGGACGTGGGCTGACCGCCTGTTCAAAAATCAGTGGAACATCAGCCAAGCTCTAAAGCAAAGATGAGGCCCAGAGCATGCCGAACAACCGATATGACCGCTGGCGCTTGCGGCGCGAGGCGCTGAAGCAAGCAGAGGCGCGTGGCGCCGTCGCAGACTCGATGGAGGTTCGCAAGGCCCTCATGGCTCGCGTCCACTCCGGCGAAATCACGCTAGAGCAAGCGCAGGCCTTCTTTGCGCCGCGCTTGATGCGGCGCAAAGAAGGCGGGGAAGGTAACGCGCGATCAGGCGCTCAAGCTCGCCGTTGAGCACAATACGGACGATGTGCAAGCGCTAACGTGGCGCGGGTTCAGCGAGTTTTAGATCAAACGAAAGGCCGGAACCATGAGCGTTCTGCACATCGACAACACGCCGCCGCGCAAACCGGAAGACGCAGGCAAGACGGATGGGCAAATCTGGCACGAGAAGATGCTGGCCATGATGCGCAGCCACTTCCCTTGGAAGGCGAAGCCGGACGCGGGCCGTTGGTATCTCTACGACAACATGGGCGCCTGCCTCGCCAAGTTCAATCTCGACAGCGGGCACGGCTCACGACTAGCCGCCGCCGCGCCTGCGATGCTGTTGGCGCTTGAGGCGATGGAACGCGAGATGGCGAGCAGATGCGAGGCCCGATACGACGCCCTGCGCGAGCAGATGCGCCAAGCCATTGCGCAGGCCACCGATCACAACCAATAAAGGGCCGGGACCATGGCAACGACCTACGGCGGCTTTGAGCACAAGCCACGCGAACCAGAGACACAGGAGCCGGTAGACGGTGACGTGCGAGAGGTCAATCTGCCGTCGCAGGTGTGGGCGATGATCGATCAGCTCAAGGCAACCGGCATCTGGGGGCTTGACCACTCCGAGGTCGTTTTTAACTTAGTCCGCGAGCCGCTAATGAACGCCTCACTCAAGGGCTATTGCAGCCTACCGAAACCGACAACGTAAAGGCCGACAGTGAGGAACATCCACCACCTGAAGACGTGGCCCGCGCCATTCCGCGATGTTGCTGGCGGCATCAAGCAATACGAGGTTCGCAAGAACGACCGCGACTATCAGGTGGACGACCTGCTGATGCTCCGTGAATATGATCCGAAGACTCACGCTTTCTCGGGTCGCTATGTCAGGGCGCGCGTGTGCCACAAGCTCATGGCGGCAGACGGAGACTTTGGGCTAAAGGACGGGTACTGCGTGCTTGGCCTCGACTGCATCAACAATTTTCACGAAGTCACTCACCCGCTTGAGTGAACGGAAAGGCCGCCAGCATGCGACTAGAGAACGCGAAGATCGATGCTCTCAAGCGGCTGGCTAGCACCGATCGAGAAGTGAAGCTGTCTGCGCTCGATGATGGGCGCACTATCTGGCTCGGGATGGGGTACTGCGTCGGCAAGGGCTGGGCCGTCTACCGAGGCGACGATTGCTACATGATCACGACGGAGGGTCGTAAGGCACTCCGTGAACTGACCGCTGAAGCCTAGAAGGGGCCGCCCTATGTGCTGGCAGTCGATGGAGACAGCACCAACGACCGGCGAGATTGTTCTCGGCGACTTCGACGGCTGGCCGGTCATGATGGCATGGGTAAGCGATGTGCCGCACAAAGAGACGCGGCAAGTCGAAAGGAAGTGGTGGCAACTCTCCACATGGGAGACGGTGGAGGTCGCCCGCGAAACTGGCTGGCGCGTTCTCATGCCAGGGCGCGGCCACGGCGAATACTTTCTACACGGAAACTATGGACCGTTTAAGCCGCGCCAGTGGATGGCGCTCAAGAGCAACTGAAAGGCCGCCCCGATGTCAGGCACAGCGCAGCTTCATTTCCCCAAACTCGTGCAGTGGGTGCCCCTGGAGGACATCACGGCCTACGAATTGGCAACGGCGGTTCCGGTGCTGTTCGCGATGGCGCACGGCAAACCGACCGTTGCCGATGATGTGTTCAACTTGCCGCTCGGTGCGCAACGGCACTTCAAGGTTTCCGAAAACCCTTTCAACCAGATGGCCGGCCATGCCCAAGAGTGACCGCGCACGTGTCTCGCAGGGATGCGTGGAGCAACTGGCGGATTTAGTTGTTGAGTTCATCCGCGAGACGCTCAAGCTGAGAGAAGAAAACGCCGCGCTCCGCGCGCAGATCAACCGTCAAAGATGAGGCCGGGCAAGATGACGACCGACGCAGAATACACCATTGCCGCGACGAGGACGTTCGCTGGTTGGGTCGTCGGGTGGGCGCTTCGCATGCTCACATCTGGAGCGCTGTATGCGCTAGGTGGGTATGCTGCGCTTCGCGCCATCGGCGCAGTCTAGGGGAAGGCCACGCAGATGCACGGATACGCGCAGCGCATCGCAGACGAGGTGCCCGTTGAGGTCATCGCAGATGCGCTCACCTCGATTGCGGAGGGGATCAAAAAGCTTGCGAGATGTCCCGCCAAATCGGTCGGCACGGCCTGTCGGTTCGTGATGAGTTGCCATTGCTCCGAAGAGGTCGGGTTCCGGCGCATGCCGACCGCGGCTAAAAAGGGAGGGAGCGGGATCTGAAGGTCAAAGCGATCTATCAGAGCGCTATAGCCTGCCAAGACGGCCATCTCTGGGAGCGGCGAACCCCTAAACTCCCGCACAAGCCCAATCTGGTCATTTTTCCGGTTCATCGGCCCAATCCGGTCACTGGCCTGCCAATATCGGTCACCACCGGCTTAGACCTGCCAGTCTTGCACGCCAAGCTGCCAATCGTGCAGGATGGCTCTGACTATCGAGCCACGCTTTACACCGCGTTGCCAACATGATCGCCGCTGCGCCCGACCTCTATGCGGCCTTGCACCGGATGGTGAACGCCTGGGCGCCAGAGCCTCCGGGTACGGATTACGATACATGGATCGAAGCGAAAGCTGCGCTGGCGAAGGCGCGCGGCGAAACTACTGATTGAAGCCCGGCATCCTGTATCTACAAGGCCCAGAACGACACAAGGCCTTGCCCATTCGCCGTTCACCCAGCAATCAGCATCGCAAGTTCAACCAACCCAGATCATCACCAGATGCCAACTCAGCCGCGCAAGGAACAGCACGGCCAGCACGAGGATGGTGATCGCAAACGTGCGGCTCATCCCATCACTGCCTTCAAGATCAGGGACATCCCTTTGGCCCAGTCCGGCAGCTTGTCGTGGGCTAGGATGTTGAGGGCGGCGATGACGGCTAAGATGATCTTCTCGATCCGCGACAGCCTGGTCTTCACCTTGGTATTGAATTTCTGTTGGTGCTGGTCGGAGATTTCTAGAACCGTGATCCTGCGCTCGTTGCTGAGATCGTTGGTCGAGTACCCCGGCGAGGGCGATTGCCACCTTGGCGAGTGCCGCTGATCCATCGTCCATTGCTTCCCTCTCAGCTTAGACCGTCAGGTCGCCTTCCTTACTCCGCACTTCTTGTCCACCGCCGTATTCCATGCCTCCGCATCGCGAATGGTCTCAGGAGTGTCGTTGACCGACCATTTGCGCTTCTGCGCACTGAGACAGAAGGTATCGACGGCGGTCACTTGCGGATCTCCGCCACCGAACAACTGGCAGCCGCCCTTGGCGCCCATCAACAGGGGCGCGAGAAGGACAAGGCTCAGGGCGACCTTCATTTGATGGCTCCACGTTCGCGACAAGACGCCCTGCGCTTGCAGAGGTCCAGTATGGCCTGTTTGTCTACGGGCAACGGCGTCTCTGCTTCCGCCTCTCGGAGGGCTGTGGCGGTCTCCGTGGCGGCCGTTACGGCGGCTGTAGAGGCCTCCCCCGTCCCAATGGCCTTCCCCGTCTCTACAGCGTCTGCCAGCTGCGTCCGGTGCTTGATAGTCACCCCCGCTGCAAATAGCGCCAGGCAGCCCGCTACGGCCCCGCCAAGCCACATGGAGGGCGTCATGTTAGGCGGCCTCCAGCTTCGCCACTTCCGCAGCGATGGGAATGCCTGCGGCGTGCTCGGCAACCCGCCCAGCCTTCTCAATGCGGCTGATGCCCCAGAGCGCAAGACCGGCAACCAGCGTAGCGGCCAGGTACGGATGGTCGACAGCATAGCCCCATATGCCATTTGCGGCCCCCAGCACGGTTTGCCACCAAGTCAGCCCTTCGGGCAGAGTGGCGAACGTCGGCACGTCGGGTGGCCCAAACATGTTGGCGACGTACTCGATGCCCTTAACGATGGGCGCGAAGAACACGGCGAGGATGCCGAGTTTTTCCTTGCGGTCAGCGTTCTTGATTGTGGTCGATCCTGCCTCGCGTAGGGCTGGCACTGTGGCCGGCACTAGGCGGCGGATGCCGTTCGACAAGGCACCGGACAGATCGGTCCAATCCGTGACCGTTACGGCGCCCCCGGACGGATGCGATTGGTTGCCGCCTATGCACTTCACCTTGACCGATGTCTTGGTGCGGCGAACCTCCTTCACACAGTTGACGTGCCCGCTGCCGCTGTTGGGTTTGCCGCGGGGCCATACCACCACATCGCCGGGCTGCACCTCTGCCGGCGAGACGCCCTTGCCCATGGTGAGCCACGAGCGCGCCATGGTATTGACGTTGACCGGCGGGAACGGCAGGCCAGCCGCCTTCGCTGCCGAACACATCGCCCCGGAACACCAGGCCGTCTCATCATCGATAATCTCGGGGTGGCCGGCATCCATCCACCACTCCAGGATCACTGGGTTGTGCTTCTTGCCGGAAACCTCCTCGATACCGAGGCGAGATTCCCATACTTCCAGGAGTGTTGGCATGTTCTGGCTCTATCTAGTGGAATGAAACTGGGAAGAAGCGTTTGTCAGCGCCTACTGGTCTCCGAAGCCCATTACGTTCCACTGAGAGGGCTCGATAGTCCCAAAACCGGAGAGGCCATAGTGCAGGCGTATGGAGCCCGCAGCCCTTCCTGTCGGGGCCACGGTCACGACGCCATAGTCTCCGTTGAGTCCACCAGTGCCGATCACGGCGTAGTTCGCGCTGGAGAAAGGAGTGCTGAATGTGATGGTGATGTCGCCAGCCGCGTGGTCGGTGATGCCGGACACGTTGTGACTCGCCACCAAAGTCGGCGTACCTCCACTCACTGTGATATAGGCCCAGAACTTCGCTACGCCGGGGTGGTATTTCAGGTTGCCTGGCGAGGCGAAGCTGTCGGTTGCTGATGCCGCCTCCATAGCCGTTTGATCAGCCGTGACGGCGCTTGCCAGCTTGCCGTGCGCAATCGTTGCATCCGTGATGTTGGCGTTGACGATCTTGGCCCATGACGGATCGGTGCCGTCTGACTTTAGAACGGTATCTGCAGCACCAACCGCAAGCCGCACATTGTTCGTCGCATCGCGCGTGATGATGTCTCCGCGCGTGGTAACGGGAGACAGCGCGTTGAAAGCCGCTGTGGCCGTAGCACCGCTCGTGCCGCCGCTTGCGACAGGCAACGGGGTTGTGATCGACGCAGACGCAGCCGTCAGTGCGCCGGATGCCGTCAATGTGCCTGTAACACCAAGCCCCGTCGTCGCGATGTCCAGCACCTTGGCGCCGGCACAAGCCACGCCAAGATTGTCGCCTCCGATGCGATAGATGCCCGTATCCAGATCGGAGGCCGGCGCAAGCCCCGGAGCGCCCACCGTCCCGCTGGCAATCTTGAGCTGGCCGATCATCTGCGATTGGCCGTCGGTGGCGAGGCTGCCTGAAATCTCAGCGCCGAGGTCCGCATAGTTGGCATTGTGCGGCGCGACCTCGATAGCCGTGGCCGTGACCAGCGTGTTTGGCACGGCGTATACGCCTGATCCGTTGCGAGGAATTTTAGCCTCCTGATATCTGGCTAGATTGCTTCAAATCCGCCGCATTGATCCGGCAGGATGCGCACCATGGACGCGGGCGCTTGGTTGATACTTTTAGAAGTCGCCATAGTCGCTGGACGGCCCGTCGGAAAGGGACTCGTACCCAGCGGTGCCGGCTAGGATGCTCGACAACGATCCGTTTATCTTCCTCTTGCCAGGCAAGAGTTTTCCGTCCGGCCCGCGGTTCTGGTCGTTAATGTGGTGCGTACCAGTTGCCTTGCGCCATTCCGTCTCCGCTTGACGCTTTGGGTCGGCCGTGGGAGTCTTTGGAGTTGCAGAAGGAGATGCGCGCGATGAGGACAATACTTTGGCTAGGTCTTCTGGCCCTTGTGACGGGCCTCCTGTATTCGCTAGAGCACCCGACAGGGATTGTTGAGGCTGGGAAAATTGCTGGCCCTGTGTTGCTGGCGACGTGGGCAGCTGGGTTCTGCCTTGGGCTGTGGCAAAATCGGAGCCGAAGCCTCCGCCGGGCGACCTAAGCCCCATTCTCTCAAGATTAGTGGCAACTTTCCCCGCATCCTGCGCACTGGTCGCAGATAGGATGCTTGCAAGAGCGCGCGAAGATTCGATCGGCGGCTTGCTGTCTGGAATTGCCACCTGACCGAATTTGGCTGCTGTGCCGCCCGTAAGGGCTCCTAAGCCCATATTGATGCCGACCTTGCCAAGCTCCCACGGGTCTTTGACGGCTTCTGCAAATCCCAGATTGGCTATGTCGCTTTGCAGCGGATACATTCCCATTTCTGCGCCCGCCGCCGCGCCACCCATCATGGCCGCTCCCGAGCCGCTAGGCGGCTGTGCGACGTAACCCTTATTGCGTTCCGCAAGCTCGCGAAGTAGTGGCGTCACACCTGCGTCGCCCTTCGCAACCATATCCTTGGCCTCACCAACGGTCTTGTGCCAAGGCATGTTGCCGACGTACTTCGCGGCCTTCTCTGCTCCTTTGAAGCCTAGGCCCGCCATGATCGACGCGAGGATGGTGTACTTGCTCCAATCGGCGGCAAGCTCTGGGTTGCGCTCGCGCCATGGTCGCTTTGCGGCCTGCTGTTCGCGTGTCTGCTTGGCAAGTTGGTCCGCCTCCTCTTGCCTGCGCCGCCATTCCGGCGAGCTGCGCTGGTTCTCCGCTTCGATCGCGCGGCCGACCCCCTCCAACTGCCCGCTTAACCGGCTATATTCCTGATCGGCTGCCGTGAACTGAGGGTCCTGCTGTGCATTGGGGGCTCGGCCTTTCGGGCGCATCGCCTCGCGTCGGGTCCTCGCGTCTTCGGCTTGGCGCTGTATGGCGGCCTGCTGCTCATAGAGCCTCTGCAAAGGCGCTTGGTCTTGTGAGCCAGCTTCATTTGTGCCCGCAAGAGTCGCCGCGAGAGCAGGCACGCCGGCCGCAGCAGATTTCGGCGTTCTCGCCAGGATTTCAGTTAAGGCCATCTTGGCTGCACCTGGTGCGGCCATCATGCCGCGCCCAATTGGCATTCCCTCGACGCCGGCCATGATGTTCTTCAACGGGTCCGACCAAGGGTACTGGGGCGTGCCAGGCGTAGTCTTCGGCAGACGCGCCATGGCTTCCGGCGTCAACTCGTCGTTGCTGTCGATTACGCCGGACAGAATGGCCAGCAGCCTCGGATCAATGTCCTGCCCCTGATCGGCCATCTCACTGCCTCCCCTTGACTTCGGCGTCTCGGCCGGACTGACCAGCGAACGAAGCCTCGAACCTCACCAACCAATTCGAGAAGGTATCGTTAATCTGGCGCACCGCGTTGGCACCGTAGCGCTTCTCGACTTCGCGCAGGAACGCCTGCTGTTTGGCGGAGTCTGTTTCCAGAAGCTTGGTCGCCAGGTAGCGGGCGCGATCACCCTTGATCGCTGACATCTTCTCAAGGGCATCAGATAGGGACGCCGCCGCGGCCTGCACCAGTCCGCCAGTATCTTTGATATAGCGCGTCACGCGAGCAATGCGGCCAATGTCGATCGCGTCGGCTGCCTTCTCCGCAGTGGAGCTGTTGCCTAGTACCTTGCGGGACGTGTCCGACATACGAGCTTCGCGGCTCACAAGCTCGCCGATGCGCTCGCGGTTGCCACCGGGGAAGTCTGCTGACTTGCCGGCCGTGGGCGGCAAGATCATGCGCAGATCCTGCGCTGTGTTCGGCTTCCGCAGCTCCTGCGTAAAATCAGTCGTAGGTCCAGCTGCCTTGCCGCCCATATCTCGTTGCGTGGTTCTAAGCCACGCGGCTCGGAACATGGTCCGCTCGCCCTCCGATAGGCTGCGGAACATTTTGTCCGTCACCTCTTCCGTGCCGCGCGCGAACCCTTCGCCAAGCTTTGCCGCATTCAAGAGTTCCGACTTGGAGGCGTAACGATCCAAGGCCGTGCGGTAGGCTTGATTGCGCCCACCGTCGAACACGCCATCCATAAGGTCGTGTTTGAGGCCCGTCAGCAGACGACGCAAGTTGCCTGCCTGCTGTATGGACTCACTGCCCAGCAAATCATCGAGCGCCTGCTTGCCGTTATGGAAGCGCGCTATGTTGTCGACCGGAAACCTTCCTTTGAGCTTTTCACCAGCCGTACCCGACTGGTCGAATAAGGCGATCGCTCGCCTCAGAATGTTGCCCTGCCGCGGGTCAGCCATATCCATGGCCAGCAGGTTGTATTTCTCCAGCGTGCGGCTAAGGTCAAATGGTTCCGACCCCTTGCGTGCTGCATCAAACAGCTTGTCAGCTTCAGCGCTGCGCTTGCCGGTCAGAGCACTGAGTTTGTCGGCTAGGTCTTCATCCTTCAGCTTCAGAGACAGTCTTAGCTGGTCTCCAAGCCTAGAGAACTGTCCGCCTTGCTCCGCGCCCTTCGCAAAGTCAATAGAGCCGGCTTGGCGCTGGCCGAGAAACGGCTCAATTATGTCGTCGGCCTCCCCGCCGACCTTGATGCCGCGTAGAGTTCTCTGCGTGGCTGGCGAAACATCCGCAATAGTCTCTGGCAGGGGCGCCTGCGCGTTAGCTTGTTTTGTCTGAGCCGCCTTGATCTGCTTCAGTGTCTCTGCATCCGACCGACCGCGCAGCAGCGCATCTTCGGCGACCTGATCTGGGGATTTGCCGACATGAAAATCTGCCGCCCTCTGCCCCCTAGCAAGATCGTCAGCAAGAGCCGCTTCCGTCGTGCCGCGTGAGCGCAGCTTATCGGCTAGATAGAGCTGTGCCGACCCCTCTTTATTGACGAGATTTTGGGCTGCCGTATCACCTTTCTGCAACGCATTGCCGAGCACGCGACCCGCGATCGGAAGAGCCGGCGCGATCATTGCGCCTGTCTTGCCGGCCTCGTGACCGGCCTGCAGCATTTCACGCGGGTCCTCGCTCTCAGACGCGCCGATACCGGCAACGCCACCAAACCCGTACCCGACAGGCACGGCGCGTGCTGCCTTGCCTAGCAGCGTCGGCGCCTTGGCAACAGCCGCCGCGGTGCCCAGGCCTGGCGTCAGCAACCCGCCAGCCAATTCAGCCCCGAACGCCGTTTTGGGGTTCTGCTTGCGGAAGCGGTCAACAGCATCGCGCTCTTCGTCCCGCAACTCTGCATACGGCCGGCCAGACGCCAGGGAGCGCGCCGCGCCGATGATCTCGTCGCCGAAGCCGAGCAGGACGCCCTGCCCGCCACCCGTGCGCGCCAAGTCAAGCACCCAAGACCCCCAGTCCTGGTACTCCTGATTGGCGCCGCCGGTCTGCTTCGCCCCAAGATCGGAGAACGTCGTGCCTCCGCCGGCCGCCGCCTCCGGCTTTGCACTGCTGCCAAGATCGTCGAACCGGAAGGCCATCAGAATGCCGTCCCGGATTTGAGTTTCTTAATCGCGTCGAGCGCTCGCCCAAGCGCCTCCGACCCAAACTCTTCTTCGAAGTTCTTCAGCGTTTCCGGGCTCGAATCCTTGGCCATGCGCATAATGGCCGTTCTCTGGTCGGCCCTCGGCAGGTCGTTGAACTGGCGCTTGCCAGGTGTGGGGGTAGTCACGCCGCCAGCGCCAGAGCCTTGAGTTGTTGAGCCCGGCACTTGCGGCTGTCCGTATCCAGCCACGTCAAGCTGTGGGAAGCGCTGCTTGGCTGCAGAGGCCCGAGCCAGTGTTCGCTGCAGACCGGTCTCGATAATGCGCAAATTGCTGTTGAACTCTTTGGCATCGCGCGACGTGGTTAGATTTGACACGGCCTGCTCAACCCGCCTGCCCTCCGCATCGGACGCTGAGCCGAGTCCCTTTAGGAACGCCTGCGTACCGCCAAGCGAAAGCGCCTGCTGTAGCCGATTGATGCGAGCGTTAAGCTCTGGGTTTCCGCTGGCCAGCGGAAGGCGCCCGATGGTGCTCTGGTAGCGGCTGTCGCCCATCACCGGACCGATCGCCGAAACAAGGCTGGGATCTTGGGCGATCTGCTTCAATTCATTGACTGCACCCATCATGTCCCCAGCCGCGTCGCCCGATTGGATATACTTGACGGCAATTTCCGCAGTCTCGTTTGCGACCTTCTTGTCCAGCGCGGATTCCGGGCGATGCTTTACGGTGCCCATGATGGCTTGCTGGCCTTCCGGCGACTTGGGATCGATGCCGGCCGCGCGCAGCGTGCGAACAATCTCGGGTTCCTCGCGTCGGTCGAGGTTGCGGATTTGCGCCTGCTGCAGCTTCAACGCCATTTGCGCCTGCGGCGTGTTCTGCTGCATTTGGCTCGACAGGTGGCTTGTCGCCATCTTCTGCCCAGCGTCCGCCGACCACGGGTTTTTCAGCATGGTTCCTATGGTGTCGGTAGGCGACTTGCCGCCTGTCAAAGCCTCCACCAGCGCCGAATTTGCAGCCCCCTTGCCTCTGGCCTCCTGATCGCGTGCCTGGCCGATCTCGTAGCCGCCAAGACCTCCCTGTACGCCCCGAGCCAGCGCCTGTGTCCAGTGCTGCAACGGGGCCACGGACGTGCCCTGGTTGAACAGGGCTGTGCCCTGCCGGCGGCGTCGCTCGACTTCCTCCGGCGTCTGGAGTTCGTCGGTGCCGGCGAGGATGGAGGATAGGTCGGCCATGTCAGGCTATCCCGCTCGGTTTGCGCTGCGTTCCGTAGCCCAAGGCCGTGCCCAGCCACGGCGACCCCAACGCGCCGCCCAGGATCGTCCCGCCAAGCCCGGCAACGCCGCCCAGCATGCCATTGTAGCTGGCCAATTCGTTCTGATAGTTCTGCTGTTGCTGCTGCTGGTTTTGATTATAGAGCTGGGTCAGGTCGACGTTCTGGACGTTGACGCCGGGCACGCTGGAGAAACCGGAATTGATGGCCTGGTTGCCGTAGTTCACACCGGGATTGAGCAACCCGAACTCGCCCGCCTGTTGGTTGCGATCGGCGAGGCCCTGATTGAAGAACTGATTCTGCGCGCTGTTGAGGAAGCCGGCACGCTGGTCGCCCTGCTGGCGGGCAAGATCATCCTTGGCGCGTGTGTAGCCTTCCGAACCCGCCGCAAACCCTTTGTTGGCGAGCTGGTTGTCGAGCGCGTCCTGTTGCTGCTGTAGGCGCGGCTCCTCGCGCTGCCGCCAGAACTGATCCGCCTGATCGAATGCAGCACTGCTCGACATATCCGGGCGGTTGCCGACGAATTGTCCGGCCTGGTCGATGTACTGCTGCCCCAGCCCGGAGAACCCGGACGCGAACTGCTGGCCTTCCTGCCCGAGGCTTGTTGACTGCTCGAAGGTCGGGTTGCCGCTGGCATCAGTGCCCGTCTGCCGCCATTGCGACTGGCTGCCGAACTGATTGGTTTGGTCCGGGCGGTTGTAGGCCTGCTGGGTTTGCAGGTTCGCGGTGTTTTGCGCGCTCTGCTCGCCTGCGACCTTGCCCACGTCGATCGGCGCTGGCGCCTTCGGCTTCGAACCCATGGATCGTCTCTCTTTGTTGGGGATGGAGCCAGCGGCATTCGGCCGCCGTCATGCGGTAGCGCAACGCATCCCGGCCGGGGCCGTAGTAGCCCTTGGCCGTACCCTCGAACGCAAAACCCCACTTGGGGGCGTTCTGCTTGACGCTTTTGTTGTCCCTGGTGGTCGAAACCTGTATCCGCCAGTAGCGGGCAAACACCGCGCGAAAGAACGCCTTGGCGATGTCGTTGCTGATGGCGCTATCGGCGCAGATGGTGACTTCCACCGTCCACGTGTTGACCTCGTCGCCGAGCAGGCCGCCCCTCAGAACCCCGCGCCGATCAACGATGCCGACTGCCCACGTCGGGCGATCAAGCCCGCCCTCGAACCGTCGCGAAGCCCACCGCCAGACGGTTTCGTCATGGCCCCAGATCAGCTCCATTCACAAGTAGCCGCCGCTCTCCGCCAGCACCACAAAGCCGTTGACCTGCATGAGAGGGTCCGGCGTTTCTTCGTAGACATCTTCGCTGACCGTCAGTGCCAGCAGCAGGCCGATCGGTGTGCCGGCTTCGCTTTCGACATCCGCCCCATCCGTGCTGGCCTGGAACTTGACGCTGGCAAAACGACCCAGGGCCGGCGTCGAGGTCCAGTCCGCAACGAACACGTCGGTTGAACCATAGACATCCACGCCGTAGACGGCCGTGCCGTAGAGAGCCTGTGCCGCACTGCTGGCGCTCGGCGTGGACATGGATGTCGTTTCCACGAAGTCCACGCTGATGCCGACCGATGGTCTGGCAACGCCCTGGCTGCGCACCAGCGGCTGCACCATGCAGAAGCGCTTCAGGGAGCCAGGTGATCCGAACGCTTGCCATGCGGTCTGCCCAACCGCCGTGATGGCCGTGGTGCCGTCCTGCGCCGACGTATCCGCCCGGTACACAGTCCCGTCCGGCCCGCCAAAATACTGCAGCCCATTGAAGGTCAGCCAGCACAGCGCGTTGTGGGCATCGAACTCGCACCATGCCCCCGTCAAGGTGTTCATGACGTACTGGATGGCGGTCGATCCTTCGGCGGTGGGAATGTTCAGCATCATCCGCGTGCCGCGCGGATAAATATTAATCTCCCAGCCGAAATTGGACCCGTAGGAGCGCGCCGCGGCGTTGATGTCTGGTGCGATGTTCTCCGTCAGGGCAGCCAGTTCCTGCTGCGAGCGATCGGCGCCCAGGATTTTGCTCAGCGGGTAGACGCCGGACTCGGTGGCGATCAGGACATCCGCGCCCCAATTGGCGAAACAGCGACGACCCAGCGGCGTCGGTATCTTGAACACGCCGACCAGTTCCCAGGTCAGGGCCGAAGATGGGTCGGTGCCCTGATAGATAGCCACCTGTCCCTTGGAGGAGATGAAGGCCGCAAAGTCGTCGGCCCCGGTGCCGCCATCGCGCGTCCAGGTGGCCATACCGAGTAGGTAGCCGCCCTCGGAGAAATTGGAGCCAAGCTCAAAGGTGGTCGCGGCTCCGGCCACCGCCTCCGTTCCGAGGTAGGCCGCCTTGGTTGAATCCTTTAGGGTGAGCCAGATACGTTTCTTATGCACGCAGACATGGATGGCATCTTCTTCGGTGATGCCGGTGATGGCAGGCGTCGCCCAAGCCGAGCCGTCGTAGTGCCGCGGCGCATCGGTGCCGTTGCATATCCACAAGTAAGCCCCGGCCGACGTGGTGAAGTTGACCCACTGCCAGCGGTCCTCACTCAGGCCGGTCAGCGATGACGTTGCCGCCACGCCAGAACTGGTCGCGTCATAGATGACGCCGCCGGCCGCTGCGAACATCTTGCGCGTTGCGCCCGGCCCGTTCCACGGCATCAACGTTTCGACCGGCGTGGAGGATGTGCCAAGATCGAGAGAGTGCGCCAAGTGGCCGCGCCGCATCTCAACATAGTCTTTCTGCGGGAACCAGTTCTTGAGCTGTTTGGCGCGGCGCTTCCTGGTGTCGGAAAACACCGCTTCCGAATACCAACCATCCACCGGGGCCAGGACGGTCGCTGGCCTTACGACGGCGGCGCGTCGGGCATTGGGGGCGAGTGGTGCGAGCATTCCCTTACCGGAAAGATGCCGTGACGATGGTTGTTGATGCGCCAGCGCTGCGGGTTACGCTGATGGCACGCGGTGTTTCTGCGGAAACCTTGCTGGCGCTGGCTGCCGTGTATGCCGTGCCGCTAGCCGGCGACGTATCCACATCCTCTGTCAGCCCTGACCATGTGAATGTAGCCGCCCCGGAATTCGGGACTGCCATGCCGATCACAAAGCCGCCCGATGAGGTGTCCACGTCCGCGGATACCGGATTACTCACGCTGGCCAAAGCAGCCGTATCGACCGGAGTTGTGCTGATCAGATCGTAGCCGGCCCACACCACGACATTGCATGACGACATATTGTTGCCGCCGCGCGTGACCTCAACGGATACCGTTGACCCGGTCGGGACAGCCAACCTGAAAATGCGCAGAAACGAGACGCCAGATACAAGTGTCGTGGCGCTGCCGTTGATGGTGACGGTTTGCGTGGTCGAAACGTCGGCGCCCTGCGGTGCCACAAAGGTGCCAACAAATATCTGCCGGCGTGGATGCGCGTCTCCAGCAGCCAGCGACCCAAACGTATAGGTGGTTCTGTCTACCGTATCGTCAGAGTTTGCCGTGAACTCGACAAACGTGTTGCGGCCACCAATTGCTGCGGTTGCCACGAACATTCAAGAAAGCGTCCTTGTGCCCTTGAAGGTGATCGAAAGATTTTCGCAGTCGGAAGATGTCGACGATAGCGTCGCCTGCACATCCGTATCTGCCGCTACCGCGTTAGCCGACGAATGGGCCTGGCTCTGCTCTGACGTAGATGCGGCATTGGCCGTTCCGCCCAACGATACGCCGTCGATCTTAAAGGTGCAGGTCGCCGTGCCGACTTCGGTTTTTGTTGTGGTTTCTGTGATCGTCCACGCAAACGGGCACTTGAGGATCAAGGTAACGGTTTCGTCTTCCGGGAACTTGAACACGAACGACGCGCCAACCGTCTGCGTTGGAACGGGGATGGCAACGCCGTTATCCCGAGTGATGGCGCCCGTCGTTGCCAGAGTTGTGATGCCGGATAATGCCCCCGCATCCGTTACGGCAATGGTTGAGTTCTGCAGCGTCTTGCCGCCCGTGCCGTCCGAGCGCAGCAGGAGATTGTCAGTGCCACCAGTCGATCCGCCAATCTTGGCCGCTGCGGTCGTGTCGATCGCATCGAGATAGTCGCCAAGCTCCTGCGGGTTTGTCGAGTCCCCCAGCGGATAGTGCACCATGTTGATGGTGCGCTGGTCCTTCGTGCTCACGGCAGGTTCCAGCTGCCTTCAGGCACCGTCACGCCAGGCTTCATCGGGTAGCGGCTGGAGGCCATGTTGACCCGTCGCCTTCCCCCATCCCGGCCGATCCTCAAGGCAAGCTGCGCCTCGTAGGTACGGAATTCTTCCGCATAGTCGAGGCCTTTGGCTTTCTTGAACCGCCAGACAACGCCATCCGTCATCAGCTCTTCGGACAGGATGCCTTCATCGGTATCGGCCGCCCATGCCGCAAGACTAGGAGTCGTGCTGCCGATGGTCGTTGCCCAATAGGTGCTGACGTACTCGTAGACGTAGCTGTCGTTGGCCGTCGGCGTCGGCGCCAGCAGGATGGAATTGCCCCTGACCCGAAACGCATCCCAGACCACCGTTGCCGTGCGCCCCTTGTAGTCGGCCCATTCCTGGGCATTGAGCGGGCCCTCCACCTTCCGCTTCTGCGTGCGGTTGTAGAATGTCTCATCAATGAAGCGGTCGAAATCGGTCGGGATGGCGCTGGTCTGGGTTTCCGTGGCCGTGGCGGTGATGGTCTTTTCCTTGACGAGGGCCTGCCACGGCCAGCGACGTGCCAGCTCCTTGCCCTCCTGCTGGGCCAAGGCCAGCAACTGGCGCACCTGTCCGTCAGCTGAGCCTATGACGCTCTGCGGGCGGACGATGCCGATGCGGTCGGTTGCCGCCTGGATAAGGGTGAGCAAACTCAGTTTAGCCTCCTACCGCGTGGTCGTCCGTGGTATGATTTCCGCTTGCAAATCAGCATGAGGTTGAGATGGGCGACGCACACTGGATAGACGTATTCGAGGGGCCGCGCTGGCTGCGCATCCCGAAGTTCTTGAAGGATGAGTGCTGGGAACGGCACCTCAAAATTGAGATCGAGGTAGACAAGGGCCTCATACGCGAGACGGTTCGCTTTGATATCAGCGGCCCACTCGAAAAAGTGGAGCGACTGAAAGGCGATGCATACGCGGCTATTCAGGCGTACTTAGAGGCCAAGGCGTGACTACTCCGCCGCCTCTGCCACCTTGCGCCGGCCTTTGCCGGCCACCGCCTGCGACGTGATCGCATTGGCCTCCATTAGGGCCTGCATCTGAGCCTGCAGTTTCGCGTTCTGCTCCTGCAGTTGCTTGACCGCGTCGTCCCTGTCGTCAATCGCGCGCACGGCATCCGCCAGATCCTTGGTGGTCAGGTACTTCTTGGCGCGGTCCCTGACGCGGACGATGTCGGGGTGCGGGATCTTCTGCATGACGGAGTCCGACATGCTGCCCAAGTCCTCCACCGAATAGATCCGGTAGGGCTTCAGCAGTTCGACCATGTCGGCAGAGATGCCGGCCCAGACGGTGAGCGGCATGCCGTTGACGACCACATCGTTTCCGCCCGCCTTCCAGTTCTTGTAGTAGGGCTCGATGGCGGCCCAATCCGGCGGGCTCTTCATGAGCCGGGAGATGGCGTCGCCTCCGGTGGTCGGACGCTCGACGCCCTTCTTGGCCCAGTCGCACCATTCGACGGGGACGGTGACGGTCTTCGGCACCAGAGGATTATCCGGGTTTGCCACCTTCCTCTCCTTGTAGGCGATGTAGAACCGCAAGGGATGGATGGCGGCGACCTGCTGGGGGCCTTCGACCATAGGCATGGGAATGGAAGACATGGGTTCTCCGTTTCTTACTGGTGATGGGGGGGGGATGCTGTTTAGTTGGGGACTGGGCCGCCAAAGCCATTGAGGCGGGAACGCTTATTCTCTCTGTCTTCCCCAGAAACTGGCATTCCTTGCTTGGCGTAGAGTTCCTTTACGGCGGCGGCTTTATTCAAGGAAGCCGCGTCTTTTGCCTCGCCGCCGAGATAGTCACCCCGGCGGTCGTAAGCAGTGCGAAGTGCCACTCCCTCCGCTGTCTGATAGCTGCCGGCCTCTAGGCGTGGAACGCCTCTATCCTTGGCGGCATAGTCGTAAAGCGCCGTGGCGATGCCTTGGCGACGAAGCGAATGGTCCATCACCATGACGTTCCCGACACTGTTGTCTGGGTGAACCTTCAGTCGAGCAACCAGACCGCCGGTTCCGTCGGTTACGTCGTACCCGCTCAGCAGCTCGATCAGTGATTGATCGGGCATGGCTCAGTAGAGGGTGGCGATTGGCCCGAGGCCCGTCGTGAAGGTGGTAGGAACGGTTATGGTCGCGTAGCCTGCCTCGGTGGCGTAAACGAGGGATTCAATCTTGCCGGCACCGAAGTTGCCGAGAATGTGCGTGTTGATGTCGTTGGTGTTGTCGTCGCAGATCACGCCGACGTAGTAGGTGGCCGGACCCTTGGCGGCATAGGTCGCCGTGAAGGGGATGCGTGTGCCGTAGGAGTCGGCCGTGAACCCAGACACATCGGTAGAAGCGGAGATCGCCACTCGCGCACCGGCCGAATCAAACAGCATCACTTTGGCATTGCCGTTGGTGGCAGCGCCCCAGAACACGGCCACTCCAGTGACTGTCATGTTGCAGGGGATGAATACCTCGGCAACGTACAGTTCGGTAACGACGATATCGAGGTTGGTGCCGTCGGTCGAAAGCGACGCAGGGTTGCCTCCCGTGTGCACATTGCGCGGCGTCGCGCTGAACCCACCAGCTGCGGCGACGCCGCCCGTCGGGGTAACGGCCGTAGCGAATGAATTGGCGCCCGTGAACGCATTAGTCGCCGCCAACCCAGCCAGTGTGCCGGCGGTTGCTGGCAGGGTCACCTCCACCGCATTGGGTATGACCGCCGCCCCACCCGATAATAGCAGCGCATTGTCGCTTTCGCGGATGCCGAGCCTGCCTTGCAAAAGGGGGTCGGTGTAGAGATTGCCCATCTATGCTGCCCTCTCAGTTATATCTGCGGCGCGCTCGGTTGTGTCGCGCAACCAAGCGCCGCGCTCGGCGAGCCACTCGTCGGCATAAGGTACGTTGCGATAGCCTTCGAACCACGGCCCGCCGGACGTGAAGTGCACCAGATCTGGCACAATCTCCGGGTCCGACGTTCCAACCAGCCAGTTCCAGCTCATCGGCAGATCGCCGATCAGATCATTCTGCAACCAGCAAAAACGGTGCAGATCACGCCCAGGTACGCTGTTGATCAGATCGACGGTCAGGTTTTGGTTCCACGGATGCTCGCAGTTGAACAGCATCACCGACGACCAGTTCTTGCGCAGATATCTGGTCTGCTCCTGGCCATCCATCTTGACGGCCTCTTTGGGGATGTAGTTCGGGTGCTTTACGCACATCATGGCATAGCGAGGGTCGGCCATGTCGAACAGTTCGTTGACATCCGTGCGGGCAAGGATGTCGCAGTCCATGAACAGTGCCCAACCGCGCTTAGCGAGGTGCGGCACCAGAAACCGGCTGATTGCAAACTCAGTCGACATCGGCGCATCCGAGATGTCATCCCATAGCTTGCTGTCGCGCTTGGATGTGGGACGGGAGTAGAGGCCGGCAGCCCTCAGATCACCCAGCACAACCGCATGGATGGGCACGTTGCCGGAACGGCGGCGCAGCGAATGCCGACACACCGCAAACGCTTCGCTTTCCCTGGGGTCGTAGCCTACCCAAATGCTCCTCATGCCGCGTCCTTTGCTTGCTGCTGGGCCGCCTGCTGATACATTTCCTGCAACAGGCCGTCGCCGTGCAGGAACATCTCGACCCGCACCGTTGTGCCGTCGATGAATGGCTCGCCCTTTGCCTCTGATGCCTGGGAGAGCACCCGCATGTTGTCCATGAAGCCGCGCGCGGTGTAGGCGAGATTGCCGGAACTCTTGAACCAGCGATTGCCGATACGAATGGGGATCTCGTGCTGTTGCTTGCCGGAGTGCACGCCCGCGTGCTGAAGGCCATCGTTGGCGAACGAGCAGTCCATCCCGTACACGGAAAAGATGCGGTAGCCTGCGACGTACATGAGGTTCACGGCACGGCTCCCGACTGTGCCGGCCCCGGCCAGCAGGAAGTTGTCAGGGTCAGGCCCGTCCGGCGCGATGATCCCCTTGTCCGTCTCCGAATTGTAGACATGCCACAGCGCCAATTTTTGGCTGGCGAGCTGATCGATCAGCTTCGGGTGGCAGCAGGAGGCAATCCAATAGGTAACATCGGGATGCGGATTGCGGGTGAAGAACGCCTTGTGCTCGCGCGGGTCGCACTCGATGTGAATGTCTGGGACGATGCCGCGCTCGATCAGGAAGTCGTGCGCGCCGGATACAGAGACGATCATTGCGCCGAACAGCTTTCGCTCGGCGTGCAGCGTGCGCCACGTGTGGGCGAGCGACGGGCCATAGCATACGATGGCCACCCTGCGCTCATGGCGCGGCGCCTCGCGCACGCGCTCCTTGACCAGCCCGCAGTTGCGCAGCGAGTTCTCGAAGCGAAGCGTTTCGGAGACGGCACTCTGTGCCACCAGGTCGTTGATCTGGCGCACCGTTGCGCCAACGGCGACGATCTCGTGTGCGGTTGCATTCCATGACGAGACCAGGAAATACTTCTCCAGCTTCTCCTTCCACCATGCTGCCGGCCTGACGATCAGATGCGCGTTGCGGCCGTCCGCAAGCGTCTTGATAGCCGGCACGGTCGAGATGACGAGCAGGGCCGCCTTGCTGGCCAGATCGGCGATATGGGAGAGGACGTTGTCCAGCAGGTCCGGCTCGATGTGCTCCAGAACATCAGTGCAAACCACGATGTCCGCCCGGTCGGGCTTTGCCTCTTTGCCATCGACGGCCGGATCGTACTCACGCAACCAGTCTGGGCGCCCCAGCGCATTACCAAGCGTGCCCTTGCCGCACCCGTAGTCGAGCACGGTTTCCGAGTCCGTCTGTGCGCGCAGCCCAGCCACCATGTCGGAAAAGCGGAAGCCCCCGCCACCATAGGGCTCGGTTGTTGAGCCGTGCAGATGGCGATTGAGCGCCGCGTACTCGGGTGTAATGGTTTGCAGCATTTGACCTCGCGTAACTGGAGCAGCCGGGCGACACAACGTCGCCCGGCTCTTGTGCCTGTTAGATCTGGCTCAGGGTTGCGCCCCACTCGACCTGCGGGAAGTTCGCCACTGCCGAGCACGGCCCCGAGGTGGTTGCCGTCATGGTGTCGGTGAGCACGAGGCCACGGATTGCCTGCGAGGTCGTGGCATCGTCGAGCTTGCCGGCGGTGCCGGACGTGTACAGGGGCACGTTGACGGCGGCATCCACCAGCACGTTGATGGTCGGCCGACCGTTGGTCATCACCCAGCCGTACTCGTCAGCCGCGAATGCAAATTGAGCGAACCCAACTTCCATAGGCGTCTTGGCCGTGGCTGCGGTGATGGGCGTGGTCTCGTAGCCGTTCTTGATCGTCAACACGTCGTAGATCGCACAGGCCGCAGAGGCCTGCACGAACACCCACGTATTGCCGCTGTGGTCCGTAAGACGGTCGCCGAGACTGTGGCCTTTTCCGTTGGCAACTTCCGTTGCGGTCAGGGGGGCGCTGAGATTGGCGCCAACAAGTGAGGTCATGTGCGTATCTCCTTCTTACGAGGCGTCGAGCAGGATGCCCTGCAGCGAGCGGTTGCTGCAGATCATCTGACCCATCCAGATCAGCGGGATGAGCACGGCGTCCTGGTTGACGGGAACCTTCTCGTCGACCTGGCTCCAGTTCGCCTCGCGGTGAACCTGCAGCCACAGATACTCCGAGTTGAGAAAGAGCATCTTCTCGCCAGTGGCCGTGAAGTTGGAGTTGCTGTCGTAGACCACGTCAGCCGTGGCGTACTTCAGCGCCGAGAAGCCAGCCACTGCCTTAGTGTCCATACCCGGATCGTTATAGCGGGTCAGATCCTGCAGGCTCTCCCAGTACGCCGCATAGAAGTCCTGGGTGGACAGGATGAGATCCGGCTTGTCCGTGCCGCGGTTGAGCGTCAACCAGATGGCGTTCATCTCGCCCTTGATGGTCGACTTCGTCCACGTGTTGGTGCCGGAAATCTCGCGGAACTGATTCCTCCAAAAAGTGTACGTACCTGAGTCAATGCCGCCTACCGTACCCTGACCGTTGGTCTGGATGATGTGACCCAGCCCGCCCATCTGGTTGGTCAGCGAGCCCGACGAGTACAGGTCGATGCTCATGTTGTTCGCCGCGGTGCGACGAGCATTGGTGAGCTTCGCCTTGGCAAGGTTGATCAACTGCTCCTTGCCGGCGTTTTTGCGCAGCTCTTCGCCGGAAGCGGCCACGTGCACGGCCGCCTGCACGGTGTCGAATTTGGCGGCGCTGATGACGTTGCTGGAACCGACGTTCAGCACGTCGAAGCCGGAGAACCTCTGGTACGTGGAGTTCTCCGAATAGTCCAACGGCCGCGCGATCTCGTAGCCACCGGAGTAGAGCTGGATCTTGCCCTTGTCCTTCAGGCGCCGATAGAACGCGTTGTGGGTGCTGACGTTGTCGGCCACCTCGTTGGGATGGTTGCGGAGCGTGGTGGATACCAGCTCCGTAAAGGTAGAGTTTGGGCTTGCCATTTTGGTTTGGTCCCCTGATTGGGATTATCGGGAGCCCGAAACCGCGCGGTCATAGATGGCACCGAGTGCCGCGTCATCGAGAAAGCCTCCGACCGACGGAGCTGAGGCACTTGAGCCCGTCCGCTGGTTGAGGGAAGCCATCTTCTTGGCCTTGTCCGCCTGCTTTTGCTTCTCGGCTTCGGCCGCCTTGCGGGCGGCTTCGGCTTTGGTGTCGGCCTCGTGCCTCTGGTCGGCAAGGAGGCGCTCGCGCACGCCCTTGTTGGCCCAGATGGCACGGTCGTACCCTTCCTGGATAAGCTGCTCCATGGGGGTGCGAGGGTTGGATTGCTTCAGGATGGCCACCTCGCGGGTGACATCATCCTTCACATCAGCCCAGTACGGCTTGTCAGCAGAGAACTTGGTGATGATCTCTTGGGCAGTCGACTCTCGGTGCGCTATGTCCGCACGCTCACGGGCAGTTAGGTGGCCTTCGAGCCGAGCAACCGTCGCTTCCAACTTTTGAACTTTTGGATTGATGTCCCGATCGAGACGTTCGTCTCGGAAGAGACCATCCAGAGTTTCGCTGGGTGGTTGCGCTGCCTGCTGTGACTTTTGGCCGAACGCCTGAGCGAGATCGACGCCTGCAGATTCCGCGAGCCAACGAAGGCAACCGATCGGATCGTTACGCAGGTACAGATCCGCCTTGAGGTAGTTGGTGATCACCTCTGCCTCGCGGCCTGGGTGCACCCCTAGCTCATGTCGCATTGCTTCGTAGACTGGGCGAAGTGGCTGGAACGTCGCCAACTCATTGCCCTGCTCGGAGATCTTGGCGTGGGAATCCTTCTCCCGCTGCGCAATGAATTCCTGCGCTTTGGGTGGAAGGGTTGCCCATAGGGCCTTGATCTCCGCCGACGCTGAATTTGGAGGGGCGATGGCCGGGGACAAAGCCGGTTCGCCTTCCGCCTTCGCGGGCTCGTCGGAAACGGTTAGCTCCTTGAAGACCTCATCCTCGGTCTTCTCAGGTGCAATTGGTGTGCTCAGCTCCTTGGCGAGCGCGTTCTTGGCCTGCTCCTGCTCGGCACCCTTGGCCTGCATCCGGTCGTAGACGGCGGAAAGCTCGTCATCGAGGGATGGGGCGGCGGCTGGAGTAGCGGTTGTGGTGGCCTGCTCAGGCGCAGTTTGGCCTCCAGCGCCCGTGGTCGGGGCCGGTTCGGCATTCGCGACTTGTTCGGTCATTTAGCCTCTGAGTGACTTGATGGCCATCAGTCAGGCATGAGCCTGAGAACTCGGCCGCTCTCTGAAAGGGTGGAAGCAAACCTCTCTAGCTCCGCAACAGCCTCCGCGTCGGGAAGGGAGTTGAGGCGAGCCACAAATGCCTTGTTGGCGGGAAGCGTTAGCGCATGGACCAGAGCCACCGGGTCATCGTGCTCTATGACCGCGCTGCAAAGCGCATCTTGAAAAGCGATGTCTCGGAAGCGATCTCGAAGACCACTGGGATACCTCTTATCGCTTTCGACCTTCGACCAGAAGGCTCTCGCCTTCTTCGCAAAGTCTTTCGCCTCGTCCTCATCGCGCTGCCTTCCCTCAAGGACGCTCGCGATCTTTTCCAGAGAGGCGGCAATGCGCTCAAGAACCATCGTCACGGCTCACCCCTCTTTAGGCTTCGCGCCTACTGCATTCTCAGCGGCAACCTGTTTGGCCCGCCGCTCCTTCGCCGCCACTCGCTGATCCTTCGTCATCGGTGGGGGCACATCGCCGCCCATGTAGGGCTTGCGGTGCTTCTGGCAGAACTCGTAGTTCTTGTAGACGGGCTTGTACTCGGAGGGGTCAACCTCCCGGCAACCTGTACGAGCGAGGTCTTCCCGCCTTGCCGCCCTGCCTTCTACAGGCTTGCCCGTGACGGGCGAGACGTAGGAGGGGATGTCACCCCGCACGTAGGGCATGGGAAGGCCGTCAGCGGCCTTGCTGGGCGTTCTGGCGGCCTTCGTGGCATAGTAGGTAGCTTTGTCGACGAGTTTACCGTCTTGCGGGTCGTAGACGTAGGAAGGCATTAGAGGCACCCAGCGCGCAACATCCAACGCACGAACGTCGGCCAGTCGCTGTGGGTACAGGCGACCAGAAAAATCCCGTAGCTCAGCGACACCGCCAACGATAGCGATAGCGCGGCCAGAACGACCATTTGCGACTTAGACAGTTCGATCAATTCGGCCTCCCCCGTGCTGCTGGCTTCTCCAACTCCCGCTTGGCCTTCTGCCGCGCCATAAACTCATCCAAGGCCGCCGTCTCATAGCTGCCCTGCAGCTCCCTGCGCTGGGCCGCCTCTTCCATTTGCATGCGGCGGCCTTCGGACTCCATCTCCATGTCGGCCTTCTTGGCTTCGATGGCAAAATCCATCTCGGCTTCCTGCTGCTTGGCGCCGATCTCCATTTCCTTCATCTGCTTATTCATGGCCAAGTCCGCCTGCTTGGACTGCATGTCCATGCTGTGGCGCTCCTTGTCGTGTGCCATCTGCTGGTCGGCCTGCTTGGCGGCAAGCTGGGCCTTGACAACCTCCGGGTCTGGCGGCTGCTCCTGCGGGTTTTTGGCGGCTTCCTGCGCCGCATGCGACATGCGCGACAGCGCGTCTTCGGCCTGCTTGCCGAGCTTGAAGAACCGCGTGAACGCCGCGTAAAGATCGACCGCCACATCCCCCGGCATGAAGCCCGACTGCACACCTGGTCCGATCGCCTCGAAGAACTTGGCCGTCCCCTCCAGGAAGGCCGAGGCGCTCTGCTGCTGGGTACGGATTTCACCACGGATGGTGCTGTCCGTCTCGATATCGATGCGGTACTGGCGGGTGACGCCGGAGCGCAGCATGCCGACCACGTCGTCCCATGATACGGACTCGGCGGTTTTCTTCAGCTGCTCCATCAGCGCCGGATCGACCGGCATGGTGGTCTGCGTGGCGCCGACGCCGTTCATGCCGCCGCCCATCTGCGGAGCACCCGGCTGACCAAGCTGCGGCTGCATGCTGGCCTGCTTCTGCACCTGCTCCAGTTGTGCCAGGCGGGCCTTGGCCTGCTCGACCTCCTGCTTGGAGGGCAGCGCCATGCCGGTGATAGCGGCGATGTTCTCCGGGCTGAAATGCGTGCAGATGATCTCGGCCTTGAGGCGCATCAGGTCGCGACAGAACCGCTGTACGTCCTTCTGCTGGTCCTGCAGGCGCATCGAGCCGAAGTTGGCTTTGATCTCCTGGGCACCAAGGGTCTCGTTGGGGTCGGTGGAGCCGCGCAGGATGTCCGATAGTCCGTCGACCTCGAATATGGTCTGCTTGATCTGCTCGCGCTGCACGTAGAGCTGCTGCAGGGCCTTGATGGCCACGTCGATCGGCATCAGCCAAATGAACTTGTCGAGGCCGCCGGCCTGGGCAAGGGCCAGCAGATCGTCCGTGGCCGGCACCAGCTCGCCATCCTCGGCATCCTGCAGGCGCTCGAAGGACGGCAGGTTGGGGTGCTGGTAGCCCCTCCAGCGAATGACGCGGATCAACGCCTGAATGCGCTTGGTGATCTCTTCAAGCTCATCGACCAGCGGCTTGATGATCTTGTAGGTGCAGATGGGTATCTGGCTGTCGGAGGTTCTGGCCGCGCACAGCGGCTCCGGCTCGGGAAAGAAGTTGATCAGGCCTAGGGGATCGTCCTCCACCCGGATCGGCTCGGCGGTGTGGGCCGGGGCGATGAACAGAACCTTGCGGGTGGCCTTGTCCCAGATCTCCCAGACGCGGGCGCGTTTGAAGACGTTGGGCTGAATGGTGGCCTTGTCCTTGTCGATGCCCTCTACTGCCACGTCCAGATTGACGCTGGCGCCTAGCCCCGGGTTGAGCTGCACCATCTGGTCGCGGGTCAGAAACAGCTCGTAGCCGAGCCACGGCACGTCGGCCCAGCGATCAGCCTGCCCCTGCCGGCGGTTCTTCCACAGCACGTGCTCGCAGACGACCTCGTCATAGACGCTGTTGGTCTGCGGGTCTGTGTACGGGGAGTAGCGCACCCTGGCGGTTCCTCGGCCCGGCAACACCATGTCCTGCACCACGGCCTTCATGGTGGAGTCGAAATCGTAGGCGTCCAGCGAATAGGACAGCGCCCGCTCGATGGTCTGTGATGTAAGGCGCGAGGTCTCGTTGGGATCGTTGTAGCGCGGGCGGACATCGGGGATGGGCGTCGAATTGTAAAGCGAGGGCGCTCTTGTCTGCGTGTTGGAATAGACGATGTTGAAGCGGCGCTGGTCGCCTTCCTTCTCGGCTCGGTAGATGTTGACGGCTTCCTGGGCTTCCTTGCGCCAGTCCTTCTCCGTGGAGTCGGCAAGCGCGATCTCATCCAGCCACCGCTTGACGGTCGCCGCCTTGCTGGCCTGGGCTTCCTTCTCGGACTCGTAGGTGCCCGAGGCGGCGACTTCGGTGTCAATCATTTGGTCGCTTCGCTAGGGCTGTTGTCAGGTGGGCCACTTCAGTGGCATGCTGGTTTCTGTGGATCACGCAGGAGACACGAATGATGAAACAGGCCACCTATTCACAAGAGGCCGTCGATGCGCTTGCAGAGGCGGCCATGGAGCATGCGAGGCGCCTGCAGGAGAGCGCACAGATGGCGGATGATCGGAGTGCCGAGATAGTCGAAAGAGAGGCACAGAGATGGGCGGCCCTCGTGGAGCAAGTTCGCCAGACTCACAGCAGATAGCGGATAATCACGATACCGGAGCCGCCTGCGCCGCTGTTGCCGGCGCTGAACGGACATCCGCCGCCGCCACCACCGGTCTCTGCTGTACCAGATGTAGCGTTTACGCCGGAGGTGTTGGAACCGGCTCCGCCGCCACCCGTGCCACCGGAGCCTGCGGTGCCTCCGCGCTGAGAGCCACCGCCGCCGCCCGCGTAGGTTACAGATGAGCCCGTAATCGAGTAGGCGAGGCCATTGCCGCCGCTGCCGGCAGGCCCGCCGTTGGTTCCGTTTGTGCCAACAGCGCTAGCGCCGCCGCCGCCGCCGCCGCCGTAAGGGCTGCCGCTGGCCGATGTTCCGCCGTTATTGCCCTGATCTGCCGTTCCTGTACCGCCCGCGCCCGAGGCAGTACCGCCGATATTGATGGAGCCGCCGCCAGCCGACCCGCCGTTCGCGCCTCGGCGGCCAGCGGATGTATCGGTATCGCTGCGGAAGCCGCCGCCACCGCCGCCGGTCGCTGTGTACGGGACGTCGTTGATCGTCGCCGAGCTGTCACTGCCGTTGTTGCCATGTGTGCCGGTCGCAACCGCAGCGCCGCCGCCTCCGACCACGACGGCATGCGCGCCCGCTGACACCGCCAGCGCGGCGCCGTTTGGCGTCTTGGGTGTCTCTGCACCGTAGTACAGAAGACCACCAGCACCGCCACCGCCGCCGTCGTCAGAACCGCCACTGGCGCCGCCAGCGACAATCAGGACTTCGATAGTCCCGGACCCGCTCGCCGTGAACGTGCCGTTCGACGTGAAGGTGTGGATGCGATAGCCGCCTGCCTCGCTGATCGTGCCACCCGTGCTTGCGGAGAGGCTGCCAGCAGAGACCCTATTCAACAGCGCAAAGCGCGAACCTTGAAAGACCGGCATCGGCCTAATCCAACAACACGCCGATACGCATCTCTAAGCCGGATGCCGTGAAGGTCGGCGTGCCCGTAGAGTTCAGCACGGCGATGTAGATGTCATCCGTGCCGGAGACAGCTTTGACGGGAAGGCCGATGTTGCGGATGGTGGCAACCTTGGCGCCGCTGATCGTAACGTAATCTGAAGTCCCGACCGACACGATGCCTTGGAAGCCCGCCGTCAGGTTGGCGTCGGAGATGTTCGGTGCGCTGTTCTCAGTGCCAAGGCTGGTGCTGGTGCTCATGAAGATGATGTAAAGGGCAACGCCCTGGGCATCCTCATCGATGATGTTGATGGAATTGATGACGCCAGTGCCATCCGCCTTGCGGAAGAAGGTGTCAATCTGCTGCGTGTCGGCGATCAGATCGCCCGAGGCATAAGCTGATGTGTCTGTGCTGAGCGTGACAGCAACCACCGCCGTCTTGCCGCCGACCTCGCCCAAGTGGTTTTCACCAGCCGAAATCGAGGTGACATCAACGTCGCCAATGTCTACGCCCGAGTTGGCGGTCAGCTTGCCGATGCCGTTGGTGCCGGCTGGCAATGGCACGTCGGTGGCAAGCGACACGCGCGGCACCGTGACCCCATCTACGCCCGTGCCGGCAGCAATGCCCGCCTGGCCGACAATGACGTTGACCTTGGCGCGATCGGTTTCGTCCCAATCATCCATGATCTGCACGGATGTCGTGACGGGATCGTCGCTGGCCAGCGTGACGCGCTGCACGGCGGTGCTTACGGCCCCGGCCCCGGCCACCGCATCGACGCCAGCACCATCGGCCCCCAGCGCAAGCTTGACCCGCTGGTAGTGGACGCCGCCGATGTCATCGGCAGCCACGACGACCGAACCATCTCCAGCCGTTGCATTTGCGTTGTCTGCCATATCAGGGCGCCCTTGGGAACAGCATCAGAAAGCCAAACTTGCCAGTGCCGGTAGGAAGACCACCAGATGCGTCCAGAGCGGCGCGGGTTGTGGCGCGATAGAACGGCAGCATGGCAAACACACCCAGAAACAGCGAATTTTCCAGCAGCCATCTCATGTGAAGTTCCCCATAGCGATAACGGACACATCGGCGCCGGTCGTCACCTTCCACGCCCCCGACACGCTGCGCATGCCGAGCGGAATGAAGAACGGCACCAGGTTGGAGACACTGGATGCGCCGCCGGCAAACACGGTGATCGAGGTGGCATTGTCGAGAATGATGACGTTGCCGGGCGAGGTATTGGCTGGCGTGACCAGTAGACCAGATATGAAATCCCCGGCCGCGCCTGTGGCCCCGATCACCTGAGCGGTCTGTGAGGCGGCCACGGTTTCGTATTCACCGACGCCGAAGTCATCAACCAACTGCAGAGCGGTGACCGCGGGATCATCGGAAGCGTGGGTAACGCGCGGAACGGTAGCGCCGACCGCCCCGGCCCCTGCCGCAATGCCCGCCTGGCCAACAATCAGATTGACCTTGGCGCGATCTGACTCATCCCAATCATCGACGACCTGAAGGGCGGTAACGGCGGGATCATCAGATGCCAGCGTCGTGCGCTGAACACCAGTTCCAACGACGCCCGCACCAGCTATGGCATCGACCGCCGTTCCATCGGCACCCAGCGATAGCTTGATCCGCTGGTATTTGACGCTGGAAATCTCGTCGGCGGCAATGGTCGTGCCGGTGCCTTGCGTGATGGTCAGATCATCGGCCATGTCAGATGCCCGTATAACCTTGCGCGTTGATGTAGGTCTGGCTGCTGGTCGTGATGCACGCGGCGGTCAGGGCCGTAGCCGTGCTCGGCTGGCGGATCGCCACCGGGAAGACGACGCTGACCATGCCGGGCTGCGTGACGGCTGCCACTGAATGCTGCGCATAACCCCGCCACAGCACAGTGGCACCGTCCTTGACGACGATTTCCGTGCCGACCGTGGCATCCGTATTGATGAACTGCAGGGCGCAGAGATAATTGCGCATGCCGGCAGTTGGCGCTGCGGCCAGCGTCACGTCGCTGGTATCGGCTATGCCACCTGAGCCAGCGACATAGGACCACCCGGCCGATGCCGGCATTGTCTCCGTGACCGCCATATCAAGCCCCTTTCCGAGCGCGTTCCTTGCGCTTGATGATGTCGTTCATGGTCCAGGTGGAGGAGACGGTGCCGGTTACGGGATCGGCAATGTAGGTGAAGTTCTTGGGCTTCTCGCGAGGCGCTTCGGGCAGGAACGGGCGGGAGTTGCAGGCGTAGCGCCAGTCGTCCGCCGCGTGGTCTTCCATGTCCGTATTGAGATCTTCGGGGCGATCCGTGTCGTGCTGCAGAACGGGTATGGTGCGTATTGAGTCCGTGCAGGTCGAGAAGCAGTACAGCATCGCCCGGCCCTCACCGTCGCCCTGCATGCGCTGGCGCATCTGGTTCCAACCGCTCATGGCCCCGCGTTGCGGAACGCGGGTATTGTCGGCTGGACCAAACCCGGCCCCGCCCCGTGACAGCATCTCGCCGATTGACGGGCCGCCATGGTTCGAGAACACCGCCGGGTCCATTACGCCCCCGGTCACGAGTTCCGTTTTTGGGGCGATCATCTTGGTGCGCGTTTCGTCAAACTTGGCGCCCTCAATCTCAGCGATGCGGCGCCCAACCTCCATGGCGTCCATCTTCAGTCCGGCATCGGGAATGGTGTTGCCGCCCTCGTCCTTGGCAGCGCCATACCACTCTCGGTAACGGACCAGAGCACCGCGGGGCACGATCAGCGGCGCATCGAACACGTTGAGCGCCGGGTAATCGTCTGGAACGATCGTCCACCAACCGATTGAGAACGGCTTGGCTGAGCCCCAATCGCCGGATCTGAACCGCTTCCAGTCCTTGGGCACCGGGAATGGACGAAGGATGTGGCGCTGCGGCTCCCAGCAATCGAAGAACGCGCCCTCTACGACATCCCAGTCCCCATACCGCATGGCCTGAACAAGGGCCTTGGAGCCTAGGCCTTGCAGCCTGTTCTCGTAGCCCGGATCATCCGACGCCATGCTCGGGTTGTCTTCGAGCACTGCGCGAATGAACTGGCGCAGCATGCCGCCCTCACTGGGCGGCGCCTTGCGTACCTGAGTATCCTGCACCCCATCAACAAAGGTGCGCTTGACCCAGAGGTGGCCGATGTTGCCGGGGTTGGCACCGCACAAGATGCGGGGAAACATGCCGGCAAACTGCTTGGCCAGGGAAATGCCGACCATGCGCACGCGGTTGCGCAGGAAGCGGTACATGGTCTCGGTAAAGTGGGTCAGCTCGTCGATCAGAAGGACGTGGATCTCGGCGCCCTGGTATTTGTAGATGTCCTTCTCATCCTTGCAGTGGCAAAGATAGATTTTCGAGCCGTTCCAGAAGCGGATTTCGTCCTCGACGATCTTGACGAACCCACTCAGCGACCAGCCCGCCAGGATGGCCCGGAAGCCCTTGGGGCCTTCCATGTGGTTTTTGAATAGGTCGTCCCGGATGCGACGAAACAGATAAACCTGCAGCCCCGGTATGGCCGTGCACCAGAGGATCGACGCCACCCGCATCAGATGGCTTTTGCCGCCCCCGGCGGCGCCGCCATACAGAACCTCCGTCGCCTTAGTCTGTAGTGCCACCCCCTGCTTTGGGTGCAGGTCCAGATTTAGCGTTGCCGATGGTGACATTCAAAACCGGGATTAAATCCGCACCATCTTTGCCCGTGATCTCGTTGGTGACCTTGTCGCCGTATATTTTGGGCAGCGCCTTGGAAAGCAGCCACTTACGGGTATCAACTCGTAGTCGATCACGCTGCACGGCGTCCTTTGGACCGTCTGCGCTTTCAGCATCCCCGGCCGCCGCAACCCAATCGACCCGCTTTCCGTCAGCAATATCAACGAGATCATCGGCCATCCTCTGATAGCCGACCTCACGCGCACGCGCGTATTGCGCCGCGAACGGATGATCTAAGTCTATGGCCCATCTACGAATTGTGACCTCGGAAGGCATTCCCTCTGCTTCGCATATTGAGCGGAGCGTTTTGCCTTCAGCCAGCAATTCACAAATCCGAACGCCTAGCGCCTCGGTATATTTGGATGGAAGCCCCTTCATGCGCCTTCTGGGGAAGTGTATACTTGACATAGTGAGATTGCGAGGCCATATTCACCTCAGAAAGCGAGGTGCATTGTGTCCGTCAATCTCACTAACCCGATTTTTCACGATGAAGACAAAGCTCGCGAGCATTTAGAAGCTCAGCGCTGGCCCGACGGCCCGTTCTGTCCTCATTGCGGCGAAACCGAAAACATTCACCGCCTCGAAGGCAAAAGCCACCGCCCCGGTCTATTCCAGTGCAATTCATGCCTGCAAGCCTTCACCGTGACGGTTGGTAGCGTGATGGAGCGGTCCAAAATCCCGCTGACCAAGTGGGTACTGGCCTACCACCTGATGGCCGCCAGCAAGAAGGGTATGTCCTCTAAGCAGCTCCAGCGCATGCTTGGCGTCACATACAAGACCGCTTGGTTTCTCACCATGCGCATTCGCGAGGCCGCTGGCCCTGATCTGAAGGCTGGCCCGATTGGTGGCGAGGGCAAGACTGTCGAGAGCGACGAGACGTTTGTCGGCGGCAAGAAGAAAAACGTCCACAAGGGCAAGCCTGAGCCCAAGAAGCACGCCGTCCATGCGCTAGTAGAGCGTGGCGGTCAGGTGCGCGCAACGCACGTTGCTGATGTATCGGCCAAGACGCTGCGCAAGGCGATCGCCAAGCATGTCGCCAAGGGCACAACCATGAACACCGACGACGCGCTGGCTTACTACCATATGAGCAAAGAGTTCGCCGCGCATGGTGTCGTGAACCACTCCAAAGACGAATACGTGTCCAAGGATGGCAAGACGCACATTCAATCCGCCGAAGCGTTCTTTGCCATCCTGAAGCGCGGCGTCATGGGAAGCTTTCACTCAATCAGCGAGCAGCATTTGCAGCGCTACATTGACGAGTTTGCCTTCCGCTGGAACACCCGATCTGCGCTGGGCGTCGAGGATACGGAACGCGCGTCACTGTTGATGAAGGGTGCCGTCGGCAAGAGGCTTACTTATCGACAGCCTGACAAAGCAGCCAAGCCCCGTGAAGATGACACGGGAGCTTAGGGAAGCTTTCCGGAAGTGGAAGCGAGAGAAGGCGGGCCGCTAGTCACCTAGCGGCCCCTCTCCGTGTAAGCTGGTTCTGCGACGAATCAACCACGCGGAGAACAAACATGCCAGCATTCCAGTTGACCGGCATTGAGAGCGCGACAATTTCTGCGGACAGGACCGCGTTCGAATTCAGGTTTCGCACGAGCCAGGGATCACTTGATCTATCGTTGCAAGTCGAACACTTAGACCATCTCATCACCGTCTTGAATGATCTGGAGCACCTTTCGTCACTGCACGACCCCGTCGCCGGCATTGCTCCTGGTGAGCGTGGATCGTTGCGCGCTGCTATCGTCGACGAACACCGCGTGATGAACGGTCATGTGAACGGGGCTCCGTGCGTTTTCCTCGGTCTGCACTCTGGCAAGGTTCTGAAATGGTTCGCGCTTGATGCGGGACGGGCAGCTTCACTTCAACAAGCGGTACGGGACGAAATTCCGAAGCTCCAAGTTGGACCAAGTAGCCACTAGACGTGCGTTGCGCGCGCAAGACATTGCACGACGCAGCGATATCTGAGCACTCGCACTTCATCGTTTCTTGGTCTCGCGCCCTGCGCGCTTCGTCTTCCGCTCCGCAACGACATCCTTGTGCGGCTTCGGCGGACTGTTGAGGGTTCGGCGCAACCATTCGTCGCGACGGCGCGCAGTCTCTTGCTCGCTGTGCTGATCCGGTTCTTTTGATTGCTTGGGAGAATTTCGCATGACGCTTCTTCTTCTGCTCGGCAACGCACAGCTTCGAGTTCATGAGCCGCTGCCTGACGACCACCCCTTTTATCAGATGATAGGCCGAGTCGCATCGGAGTGGGCGCACGTTGAGCACGTATTGGACTTAATCATCTGGGAACTGGCGGATCTTGTGCCTCAGAAGGGCGCGTGCATCACGGCCCAACTGATGGGTACGGCTCCGCGCTACAGAGCGATCTCAACTCTTGCTCAGCAAATGGGTCTCAAGAAAAGACTAGTGGAGCGGATTAACGGGCTGCAGGGCATAACGCCCAACGAGGCACGCAACAGGATAATCCACGACCCGTGGTACATGGAAAAAACATCCAAGCGGCCAGCTCAGTTCCGAAGCATGCCGTCTAAGACGCCCACCTACGGCATGAAAGACATTGAGGATGCAGAGATCACAAAGGCGATCGAAGACATCCGAAAACTGCGCGACAAAGTCTCTAAGCTTCGGGCGGACATTCTGGATGAAATCGAAATCCGAAAGAAGAAGCGCTAAGCATTGCGCACAGGGCGCGGGCTAAGGGGCCGCGCAGTTCATCCTTGTTCGACTCACCAAGCATTGCCGAGCTTGCAAACAACTCATCAAGCCCAGCCTCGATCATTTCGTGGCTGATCAGCATTCTGCATTCGAGCGCCGGCCTGTCGGGGCCATCATTCGCTGCTTCGGGCAAAACCGTCAAACCTTTTCTATGTTATGTATACACTTCCCGCCTTCTGCGTTTATGCCATCAAACGATCACGATGTTGGGTTACACGTTAGGGCAAGTGAGGGCAACAATATACTTGACTCAGTCGTTAGGCAACCAGTGGCTGGCCGCGCGTTCTCTTCAGATAAAGAACGACCTGTCCATAAAAGGGCCCGGAAACGTCTTTAGCGCTCGTGTGGGTAATGTCCTCTGCTTTACCCATCTTGCTCGTCCACCCACCATCACGGAGTTGCCGAGTGACGGCATGAGGTGCTGCGTTCAGGTGAGGAAATTCCTTAGCTGGCCAGCTGATTTTCACGGTACCACTCCACCCAACGCTTTGCCATTTCGGCAACGTTGCCCTTGTGCTCTGCCGGTACTGGGTCGTGCTGAGCAAGGACGCGCAAAGCCCACCACCAATGATCAGGGTTGGACCCCTCAATTTCGATCTGCCATATGATCAAGGGTATGGCGCGAGCGCCCATGCCGATGATGCGCTGGTACGACTCAGAGAGAACCATATCCTCAATCATGGATTGGTATGCGGTCTCAGTCTTCCACTGCGCAACATGACGTTGGAACTCCAGCCAATCGGCTGCACTCGTAAAACGCACACAAGGCATCCCACGAGTGTCGCCCTGCATGTCTGAGGGGCCGCCCGAGAATACAGTCGCGGCTTCCCCAACGACCTCTTGGCCCTTTTGGCTAACAACGAGCGAATAGCGGGAAGGCATCGTGCGGGCCCTGGGAAGGCCCGCGCCCACGTCAGTGTGCACGCGCATGTTATTGTACCTTGGGATTGAGTTTGGTCGGACCGCTTACGAGCGCGAGCGCGATGTTCGCCTGTATGTTGCCCAAGTGAGAGTTGGTGAGTTTGTGTTGCGTAACAAACGCTCGGCTAGCTAGTGAGAACTGGCAGTCGGGCGTTGCTATTTCATGGTGGCGTTGACGCCTCGATCAGCGCGTCATGGTAATAAGCGTTGTATATGGCGCTGAGTTTGGGATTGCGCGGGAGCGCAAATCAGTTCAGGGTAGCAGGTTGCTTTGGGGACACGGAGGGCTTTGGTGCCCACGTTGATTTGGGGTCTTTTCAGAGCACTGCCCTGTGGCTTATCGGCCAGGGTAGCCCTGACGCCAATCACCAAATCACGCCTTCTTGTCTCAAATCTCACCAGTAAGTTCAACTGTTATTTCGCGGTTTGGTCATTTTGTTGCGCATTTTGTTTCCGTTCGTTGCTCGTTCGCACACGAACAATCGATTAGACGACCCGCTCAACCGCCCCGTGCCGCATTTCACGGCCGCGCTTCGCCAAACGATCCAGACCATCGAACGTGGCGATAAATGCTCCATTTGGAACAGTCTCGCCGCACTTGGCGCACACAAAGTGCACGATCAGCAGTCCGTCATCGCCACCCTGTAGGTAGGTTTTTTGCTCACCCTTCCGGTGCCTGCACGAAAACAGCTTTCTCAGCTTTCCAAACATCACGCCGCCCTCACGTCTCGCATGGGTATCTCTACCACGTGCCATGAGCTGAACACCTCCACCATCGCCTTGACGCCCTTCCTTGTGAAGGCCTCGATGTGGCTTTTCCTGCCTGCCCATGCGCCGCGAAAGATGTCGATCTCGCTGCCGATCTGCATGGTTTTGTGGATGTTGACTTCGGTTGCCTCCTCCACCGAGTAGGTTCGCATGATCTCGACTTCCTTGGGCTTGAGCTTGCCGGGCTCGCTGTTGGGTCCGATCAGCCCCATGACGGGCGGACTCTTGCCACGGTCCTCGGCGGCCTGGTTGATCTTGGCCTTGATGTAGGGAAACTCCATGTGGCTGTGCAGGGCGACCATGACGTAGCGCGGGAACAGCGGGTACTTGACTTGGTCCCACAATTGGCTGTTGCGGATTGGAACGCAGCGCGTCTCAAACGGCACCATGGCTTGGTATTCGAGCTGATGGAGGGCGTGCAGAACCTGGAACTCCAGGCGATGCACCGGGATCGTCTTCAGCACGTACCAATTGATAGCGGCTTCTGCGTTCACTGCTTGTCCTTTTGGTGCATTACCCGGCCGGCGAATTATTAGCGCCCCTCAAGTCGCCTAACCCGTTCCTCAAGAGTCATGCGTCGATGCCCGGCGTAAACGAGCGAAGACGGCCCGCCTCCACCCGCGCTGCCATACGCTGTATCCTGCCACCCCGTTTCCTGGAGGTTCGCAATGATGCGCTGGATGGCGGACGCCGCCTCGTCTTTGGTCTTGGCATTCACCGACACGCTAATTTCGTAGCCCATGATGCTCTTCCTCTTTCAAATTACCCGGCCGGCGGTCCCGCCTCTTATCGAGGCCACGCGCTTAGTGTTGAACCACCGACCGGATACCTCGTGCGAACTATCTCGTATTTTCGGATAGTTCGTTCACCTTACGGTGCCAGCTTCTTGGCGCCCTTCACCGGAGCATCCAACGCCTGATACATGGATGCTGGGATGTTCCAGTTGAGGCGGGCCTTGACGACATGCTCGGTGCCGTTGGGCAGGTCATCGAAGGTCTGCTGGCGGTATTCGAGGCCGATGGAGACGTGCTCGGAAACCCGCGTCTCCACACCGCCGCCGATAGCAAGTCCGGTTGTCTTGAAGTCGAAGTCCTTCGCGTCCAGCCAGACGTGGCCGACCAGCGCATAGAGCAGGGTTGCGTTGGTCACGAGAATGCCGCCACGTCCGCCGGCCGTGATCTCCTGCACTTCGAAGGGCATGCCAGCCCAGTCGAGCTTCTTATGGTCGTAGTCAATGAAGCCGCCGAAGTAGAGCATGCCCATCTGGATGCCGGCGCCGGCCGTCGCGCCGAAGCTGTGCCCGTCAGCACCCAGTCCATTGCCTACGGCTGACGTGGCGCCGACCGAACCGCCGACGTACATGCCGGTCCAATTGTATGGCGTGTCGGCCTTGGCCTTGGAGAAATACCCGAACAGGGCAACGAAGGCTGCGATGGCCAGAAGCCAGGCCAGCATCTGCCTGCCTAGCTTGGGATGCGTGTCTCGGAAGTCTCTCTGAAGGAATGACATGACGTTACGTCTCCGTTGTTGAAGGTTGAAAACGCACTCGGGGACGCAACAGAAAGAAACTCAGAAAGGCCTTTGCGCGGTCTTGCGCTTGACGGTGATCTTCTTGGAACCTCGCCGACGGGCACGAGCCGACGCATCCAGGTGCTTGGTGCACTTGACGAGCAAGCCGTCTTTGAGACGGTAGCCCTTGATGGCGATCTGTCGGGTCATTTGGCTCGCCTTTTGATGGGAATGATCTCTGCCTCGCGCCCGAACACCTTCGCTCGCGCACCCAGCCACACATGAGCCAAGTAGGCCGCAAGCTCTCGGTCAGATATCTCTCGCTGCGGGGCTCGAAGAGCCTGTATGTCGGCTTCGCTAAACCCCTTCAACGCGGCCTTGGCGGTCGATGGCGTGAAGCCGTAAGCGTTGGCGACGTGCAGGATCATAGTCATCACTCCCTGTTCACTGGCTCAAGCTTCGCGCGGCCGGGCTTTGCTCTGAGCACGCATTGCTCAAGCACTTGCCCAACCGTGGCGACGCCCTGCTCTGACTTGCGATTGCCGGTCGCGCTCTCGACGCACTCGTAGGTGCCTTCGCGGACATTGCGGACATCCATCCACAAAACGCCACACTGGTTGCGGACTTCCTCGGCCCACGCTTGGGCGGCGGCCTGCTTTGCGCGGTCCCTGCCGTATCTCTCTTCGCCAGCCTTGCTGACATAGCGGTCCGGGCAATAGCTCGGCACGCGGTGGCGCTCGTCGTCCCCGTCGCGGCGATACCCGTAGACCCTCTCCGCCCTCAGCTCGTAATGCCGATACGGAGCCCGATGCTTCGGCCTGAAATACTGCCCGCACGTCCCCCAGAACTTGCAGGAGGATATAAGCTGACGGCGGATCTCTTCCCGCGTGGTGTCGGCCTGTGCCGGCCACGCGACCAGCAGCAGAAGGAGGGCTAGGGAAAGTCGGAGCATGGCAGACCTCATTGGAAAGCCAGGTAGACGGCATAGGCGACAAACCCAAGCGCGGCGAAGATGGCCATCCCGACCAGGGTCTCAAACACATCGCACCACCTCATATTTCTCTCCATCCCAACGCCGGGGTGACTTTCTCGACCGTCCGTCATCGCATGGTCTCGCCTTGAACTAATCATTGTTGCACCCCGCAAAACCGTTCCCGTGTTTCTGTGCTGCTCTCTGAGCATTCCTCTGGTCTCTGTTGGCGAATTCACGCTCTTGGCCTTCGAGGACATCGACCCTTCTCTGCAGGTATTCATTGCGCCTGCGGAGACGGATGATTTCCCTGTCCTTGTCTTCGGGGGATGAGGCGATGATGGGCTTCATTCGGCTGCCTCCATGTGATCCAGCAGCGTCACCCGCGATTTGTTCTCGACGGCCAGGCGGAGGTTCGCCGCGGCTTGGCGGAAGTAGCTGGGCTTGAGCTCGGCGCCGAGTGCCTTGCGGCCCATCTCAATGGCGCAGTAGAGCTCTGACCCGATGCCTGCGAACGGGCTGTAGACCACGTCGCCTGGATTGCTCCATAAGTCGATACAGCGGCGAATGACGGTCAGCTGCAGGGGCGAGATATGGCGTTCGTCGGCCTCGGCGCGGACAGCGTTGCGCGAGAGAACATCGCCCTGATTGATGTCCATCCAAACCGGCTCGGCATATCGCTGCCACACCGCGACTGAGTACCATTCGTCCCCAGGCAGGTTGGTGCTTTTGCTCTTTCCGGTTTCCGTCACCAGCGGCCCAAGTGGTGTCGTCTCGCTGCCGTAGTAGCAGTCGAACGGGCCATCCACGCGCTCGGGGTTATCGCCTGGCTTGCGCATCGTCACGACGTAATCGGCAACGGCCATCCGGGAGATGGTGGAGTCCTTGCAGATTTGCTTGTGCAGGAGCCCGATCGACTTCGAGCGCTGCATGGCTGCAACAGGGTCCTTTCGGATGCACACCTCGGAGTGATAGAGCCATCCGGCCGCCTGGAAAGCGCGAATGATTTCGCCGCGGAAGTCGCGCAGCCCAATAAACCCATCGCGCAGCTTGGACGTTGGCAGCTGCATGCAGTGGATCGAACACAGCCGCCCCGGCATTGTCGCGCGGTAGAGCTCGGCAATCAGGAAACTGAAGTGCGCCCAGAACGTCTTGGTGTCGTTGCAGTTCGACATATCGCGCGGATCATCCGAGAACGTGTACAGGCTCTCGAACGGCGGGGAAAACACCGTGTAGTGCAACTTATCGTCTGGCAGGCCGCGCGTGACATCCACGCAATCGGCGTTCCAGACCTTCCAGCCGTCGCCTTCGGCCTGCTCGATCACTGCCACCATGTCGGCAACTCCATCGCTTGCTTGGGTTCGTACTTCGACGACGCAACGCGACCACCCCGAACTGCCGAACGGGTCAACTCTTTCATGTGCCCGGCCATAGCATCGGCCATAGCCTCGTATTTGCGTTCTTTCTTCTGCAGGTTGGCGACCACGGCGCCCTCGAGCTCAGAGGCGATCAGGTAAGCCGTCACCTCGCGCGCTTGCCCGAACCGCCAGCAGCGGCGCACGGCTTGGAATAAGCTCTCAAAGCTATCGTTGAGACCCACGAACACCATGTTTGCGCAGTGCTGATAGTTCATGCCGCGGCCGGCGATGCTGGGCTTTGAAATCAGCCGCAGCGGGTCGCCATTGCAGAAGCCAAGCAAGTTCTTCGTCTTGAACTCGATGCTATCGCTACCTTCGACATTGACGGCGCCTGGGATGGCTTCCAGGAGCTCGGCGGCCTCGGCATTGAGGTTGCACCAGATCAACCACGGCTCATCCGGCTTGCTGGCTACGATTTGGCGGGCAGCTGCTACGCGCTGACTGATTGAGCTTCGGCGCGCGGCAATGCGCTCCTGCAGCGTGTTGGCCTCCATCGCGAACAACATGCCGTCTGCGGGCGTGCCGTCGACCTGTACCGTCACCTGCTCCATCCGCAGCGGTGGCAAGTCGTAGCCGGGATCGTCGTAGCCAAGATCGCGGGGATGCCGGATCATAACGGCCCATGACGACACCCAGCGCCAGAACTCGTCTTGGGCGTGGCCCTTCAGGCGCCAGTCTTCCTCGGCATTGGCCCGCACGGCGCCATCGTGCACGAAGAACATGGCGAGCATTTCTTTGGCTGACATGACCCCCAGGAACTCGGCGTGCTGCCCGAGCTCAGTCCAATCATTCGGTGCCGGCGTCGCTGAGCCGCACAGGAGATAGGCGATGTCCTGACACGCTTCGGTGAGCTCCAGCCGTGTCTTGCTGGCGTGATCCTTCAGAATGCCGCTCTCATCACAAACGACGCCGGCAAAGCGGGACAGGTCGAACTTGTCGCGGCGATCGTAGTTGGTGACGGTGATCCGCCCCGTGATTGAGCTCGCGTCGGGCGCGTAGGCGACGCCTTTGACGCCGAATTTGGCGGCCTCCTGAACGGTCTGCTCGGCCACCGCCAGCGGCGTGAACAACAGAACCTCACCCTGCGTATGTTTGGCGACCTGCGCCGCCCACGCGAGCTCCTGCAGGGTCTTGCCGAGGCCGGTTGCCGCAAAGATCGCCGCACGCCCACGCCGGCAGGCCCATTTCACGATGTCACGCTGAAACGGCTTGATGCCCCTCGGCATGGTCGAACTCGGTTCGAACCCACACGGGGGCGCCGTGACCGCCTTGGCCATCAAAAACTTGTCGTAACTGGCAAGCTGCAAATTCATCGTGCCCTCGTCGCCTGTTCGATCAGTTTCGCCACATCAGACACAAGGCATTTGCTCTCGGCTCTAAACGTCCCGACGTATTCGTTGCAGGCATCCCTGACGATCAGGTTCTTGCCGTCGATCCAGACGTTCCATGGAAGATTGGGAAGGTCGAAATTGAGTTCGTGAGATGTGCTGCCGCATGCACTCGCAGAGCGACCCTCAGCACCGTTGCCGCCTCCACCGAACATGCCGGATAGGAGCCTCACGCAACGTCCTCCACGAACCGGCGCCGCTTCTCCTTGACTGGCGTCGTCATGCCGCCGCGCACAGGGATATTGATTTGGCAATTCGTCTGCCCGTTGCAGCAGTAGAGGTGCGCCTTGTCCCAATCGACGTAGTCGGCCGAATGCAGCGCCCACAGGCGGTATCCTTCTTCGGTGCCAACAATCCCCTCGCGCGGCGGCGAGAACATCACCAGCGTATTGCACCCGCACTCGGGGCAAATCGGATAGCGCTTCGTTGCCGGCAGATCCGGTTCCTGCGATGAAGCTGGCAGCGGGCCGTCAAGCTCGGGATCATAATCTCTGCTCACGCCACGTCCTCCATATCCGGGAGCATTTGTTCTTCTGGTTCTGATGGACGGGGAGGAAGGCCGATGGCGATGCGGAGGAACACTTCATCCGTCATGGTGTCGGTCACGGCTTCGTCGGATGTGAGAACAGGCGCACCGCTGACCGCGCAACGAACGGCGTTGCCGTGTGGGTCCAGTAGCAATTCAACGCCGCAGGCGTCGTATGCCTCCTCGGCTTCGTTCTCCCTCGCCTTGGCCAGGTTGAACGCCTCTTCGCCGTCGTGCTCTTGTTCGTAAAGCGCGTCGTTCAAGGCCTCGTAAGCCCTGCGCAGTTCGAATGCCTTCTCGCGTTCCATGATGTCTGGCAGTTGCGATTTGTCGAAGTTGAACATGGTTGCTCCTCTGTAGTTGGCTGCGATGGTTTCAATTGCGCGGGATAGCGCAGCGGAGATGTGCTCCATCACATCCCCGCTGCGACGAATGAGAACGACGCACGCTCTGGCTCGAACTTCATGCGGACGACGCCGGGTCGCCCCATGGTTTTGAAGTCCTTGGATTTGTCGATCTTGACCAGCGTCTCGATGGCCGTCGGGCTCTCTCGCGCTATGATGATCCCGTGGTCGGCCTTGTTCTTCCACGCAGCCGAGCCGCTGATGTCGTAGAGGGACATTTCGCTGGGAGGTTTGGCGCCGCCGCCCTTGCTGGGGTGAGTGACGATGATCAAGCCTATCTGATACCGGCGCGTCAGGCGCTTCAGTTCGCGAAGGGCTTGGTTCGTGTAGCCAGTCTCCGTCTCGCTGACCTTCCAGACGTGCTCGACCTCATTCCACGGGTCGACCAACACCCACTTTGCGTCGTGGCGTGTGGCCGCTTCCTCGATGGTGGACTGCAGCCAAGCCAGATTGAAATCCGTGTCTCCGTCGTCGTCCTCGGCTGGGGCGATCGTCTTGAACATGCGGTCGACCCACGCGCTGGCGCCTCCCTGTCCGATTGACTTGTCCTGCCCCTCCCAAGAACGGGCGTAGCGCAGAAGGTCGTTGCGGTTGCGGTCGGGCTTGTCCTCGAACTGTAGGATTGCGCCCTTCAGCCCATGGATGCGGGCGAGATTGGCGCATAGCGCTAGCGTCCATTGGCTCTTGCCGGCGCCGGGCGTGCCCGTCACCACGATCAGCTCTGGCGGCACAATCATCAGGTTGCCGTCAAGACCAGCCCAACCCGAGGAATACCGCGGCAGCTCGGAGCGCGACGGGATGTCGGAGAACGATACGAGACGGCTCGGCACCATCGGCCGCGCTTCGGCAATCACGTCCTGCAGTGCGTCGGGTCCGAACTGCACCAACACATCGTTGGCGTCCTTGCAGTTGCCGGGATAGGCCACGAACCAGCAGCGGTTGCGCCCCAACCTGATGGCCAGCTCGTCGCGCAGGATCTGCCCAGGCTGGTCGGCGTCGGTGGCGAGAATGATCTTGGTGAACTGCTGCAGCCCTTTGCGCAGACGACCGCCCTCCCAGAGGTATGCGAACTGCGCATCCTCTGAGGGGATAATCTCATCCTTGCCGGGGCGGCCGGCGGCGCCGTTAGGTACGGAAACCACGCGCGTGCCCCCTGCAGCTAGGAATGACAACGCGTCGAACTCGCCCTCCGTTATGATCAGCGGCGCCGAGCCGCACGGTTCGCTCAGCGTGTCCTCGTTCCACAAGCACAACGCGGCGCCCTTCGGCTCGATCCAAAAGCCTTTTTGCGGCGTGCGGACCTTCAGGAACGACGACACGCCGTTCTGCCGGTACTCGAACGCCAAGTTCTCCCCCTTCGACACGACGCCCGCCTCCGCTGCAATCTCGCATGGGATCTTGCGCACGGCTTCGAGCCACTTTGCGTGCTCGATGGACAACTGCAGTTTGGCCAGCATTCCAACTTCCTTCGTCGTAGAACCGCGCCGTGTGCCAGGAGCAGTTGAAGCATCCGAACCGGACCCCCCGGCCATCGATCTCAACCTTCAGGCACGGCTTGCGGCGGTTGTGTTTTTTGCGACCTGCGGAGCACTTCGGGCAGACCGTGTAATGGCGCCCGTCGTTCTGCTTGCGGAGGGTGACGCCCTCCTCGTGAAGCAGGTCCGCTAACGTCGGCATTTGGCGTCCTCCTCGTCCATGAGGCGGGCGCGCTCAAAGGCGTCGTGCAGGGCTTGGTCTGTTGCTGTCTGGCCGGCCGCTGAAATCGCCATCTGAGCGTGGGCGCCCATGCGGCGTGGACACTTGTGCCACCCATTGCCCCACCATGTGCGCCAAGCCGCACGCCAGTCGGCCATCTTGGAGCCCTTGCTGACGTGGTAGTCGCGAAACTTCTGGGCTTCGTTCGCGATCTGCTGATCGCTCGCAACGTAGTTCTCCCTGACCCATGCGACGGTCTCTGGGGCAGGAATCCAATCTTCCCTTAATTTAGTCCTGGTGGTTGCCTCGCGCTTGCGCGAGGGGGTTGTATCGTCACCCTCGCCAGCGTTTGGGGGTATATTATTATTATCTATACGGGGCACCGTCTGCGGTGAACTTTTCTTGGATTCCTTCACCGTGGGCGGTGAACCATCACCGTGGGCGGTGAACTCCTTCTTCACCGTGGGCGGTGAACTATCATCACCGTGGGCGGTGAACTTCGCAGGATCACGGGCCTCGCGGGCTTTCTGGACGAAGGACGTGATTTCCTTGCGGATGGTGTCGTGGTCGATATTGCCGAAGGTGTAGACCGTCAGACGGCGGTTACTGGCCTCCTCGACCGTCTCCTTGTCGGCGATCAAGTAGCCCCACGCGCGCAGCTCGTGCAGGCTGTTGGAAACGGATGCGAGAGAGAGCCCGCTAAGTTCAGCAAGATACGCCCGACTTGGCCAAGCCTTGGCGCTGCCCTTCATGACGGTGGCGATGGCAGCCAGAACCCGAAGGTGTCCCCTTTCGAGACGCCGATCCGCAATCGCGGTGATCAGCGCCTCCTTGATGAGCATCAGGATGGCTGTGGTGACGTTCGCCTCAGCGGCGGCATTCAGTGCGGTGACGCTGGTTGCTGTGGTCGTGCTCATCTCACGCGCTCCACAGTTGGAAGCGGTTGACGAGATGCTGGGTCGTGTCGACGGACAGCAGGCCCCACACGTAAGCGGCGATAACGGCGCGCTTGACAAGCGTGTCGAACACCGAGGGGTTGCTGTTGACACTCAGTGGATTTCTAGGGTATAAGTGCATTGTTCATTTTCCTTCGTGCGTTGCTCTTTCCCCGTTGCGAGCGGTTCGAGAGCGGATAAAATCAAGAGACGCCCACCCAAGTGCCCGCCCTGATCCGGCGGGCTTACTGCTTTTCAGGCCGTACCCGCCACGCGCCCATTGCCGTTCACATGCGGAGCCGCGATGACCCCCCGTGCGTTGCCGTTTGGTTGACGCTTGATCAGCCCTTCCCTGCGAAAATCACCCAGCCATTTGCTGACTGTGCCCTCGCCTACGCCCCACCTTTCCGATAGCTCTCGCCCCGAGCGGATACTGGCCCCGGCGTGGATCATGGAAATGATGTCCTTGCGCGCGTCATCCTTAGAAAGTTTCTGGGGGCTTTCCTGGAAATGAGCGACGGCAAGCCGTGTTGGCGGCGAGGTTTCCCATTGCTTCGCTGCTGTGTTCGGCCAGCAGCCGAAGCCGATGGAAATCAGCAACGCCTTCAAGACCATGGTGACGATCGGTATGGCGATGGCCCTGGCTTCCTGGATAGCCTCCGGGCGCCACCCGAAGTGGTAGCTGATCGAACCGCCGACACCCAATTGCACGACATCCACGTCTGATTTCAGGTCTACAGCCTCCTGCGTGGCGGCCTTGATCTCGGAAAGAACCTTGTCCTTCTCGCTACCCCTTGCGGAAAGGTAGGTTCGCCAGAGGTTTTCCTGCTTTTCCTTGCGCTCATCCAGGGTGAGCTTGTTTTTGATGTCGGTGATGTCGCGCTCTGCCGTGGCTTTCTTGATCTGTGCCTGCGTGCGGGCAACCGTCTTGTTGGCGAGGAAGTCCATGCCGTTCGACGCTGTGACCGCCATGCAGACGCTGGCTACGGCGTAGAGGCATGCTGCCCACTTCCAGTGACCGTTGCTGACCCACGTGCCGGCGATCGCCCCCAGGATCACGACAAACACCGTGATCAGGGACATCTGCCCAATCTGGATAAGGCGCTCATGGTCCGTCATGTCAGCTGTCACACCCTGCCTAATGTCGATGGCGAGTTGGATGGCGGCAGCCGCAACGCCGACAAGCACGGCAAGCACACAAAGGGACTTCGCCAACTCGAATCTGGTCTTCCGGTTTTCCATGGCTAGTGTGCGGCCACCCGTAGCCAAGGCACCGAAGGCCCGATCTCAAATCCAGCAACCTTTCCGCCATAGCCGGTGGAATAAATAGCTCCGACAGCTACGAGTAAGCCGAAGGAAGCAGCCATCAGGATCGTGCGGAGGTCATCCATTGACGTGGGTATCCTCGATCGCTCGCTTTCGCCGACGGCTATTCCATGATGCCGCCTTCTTGCGGCACTCTGGGTTCTGCCAACGCGCGGCGTTGCGATCGCGGTTCCGCTTGCGCTCCCGTTCTGGGTGCAGCATCCGCTGCTTGATCGCCAGAACGAACCCTTGATGGCATTCGACCGCCTCGGCGATCTCTCGCGAGTTAAGGTCGCTGCCATTGAGCCATGCGCGGACCTGATCGGCTTTGGTGGATTTGGTCACGCGAACTCCTTGGTCTTGTCGGAGACGCGCACGCGGATTCTCAGCTCAGGCGGAGAGTGGCAGCGGACAAGGTGCGGCTCGCAATAGTGCGTTCCGGGCACGGGCGGCATGCCGCAGTATATCGGTTTGTCGAGGCGAAAATCGTCGCCTGGATTGCCGGGGATGAACTTACAGTGCTTGCCGTTCTCTAGGTCCGCAAAGGACACGCGCGCAACATCCGTCTCCGAACGCGGCGGCATCGGGGCCTTCTGCGCCATAATGGCCTGCAGCGGCGATAGGGGTACGCGCGTCGGGCGGGGCCGCGGCTTGCGTTTGCGAGCCTTGTTCTCGTGGATTTTGTGGCTCGGCGCATCCGGGTAGTGCCGGTTCATTTGGCCGATGATGGAGTTGCGCGTGTGTGCGGAACCGAACTCATTGTTGAGAATGCGCGCAACGGTGGCGGCGCTGCAGCCACCGATCCACAGAGCGTACATGCGCTCGCGTTTTGGGCCGGACCAGGTTGAGCCCTTTTCCATTTTACTCGCCCTCCCCCGAAAGAGGGGCGCCAGGCGTGAGCCCAGCGCCCGAGTCTAGGGAGGAAAGAACCCGAGAAGGGTTCCGGGGCCGCTGACTTGCAGGCCCCGCATCAGCGCTACAAGCTGATGGGTGCTGGCGCGTCATGATTTCGCCAGGCTGTTCCGATATCTGATTGATGGACGGGCGGAGCGCATGGAAGCGCTCACGCAGGAATAGGTCGGCATCGTAGCGACGATTGCGCACGGCAAATCCCCCAAATTTTCTAGTGAGACGCGTGACGCAACGAAAACTGCGGCAGGATTCTGCGGACCAAGAGCGTCAGCCTCGGCCGAGGCCTTCACCCGCTCACGTGACGCTCGAAAGCCCACGACTATTGCTGGTCAGGAGCCACGCCACAGAGCCAGTTCAGTCGTCCCTTCGACCTACCTGGGTACGGCGCGGGTGATCCGCAGAACGCTACCGCACTAAACTAGCTTGGCAGGGGTCAGCGGCCCGAGGTGGGCGACCGGGACGCCCGCGCTTTAGACCTCGCTTGACGTAAGCCGACCGGCGCTCGAACACGCTGAACCCTGAACTTGCCGCGTCCGCCAGCCCGCTTCGCCCAGCATCACCCGAGCTACCTGGGCCGGTGACCTTCGGCCTGCGCCACCTATGGGCGATGAACCCCAACAGCAGCGCTTTACTGTGTGCCTTGCGGCATCTGTGGGAGGCAGGCCCGGCTTGGAGATGCAGGGCAATCGCGAAGGCCACATCTTGCTGTAGGGCAGCAAAACCGGACCCGCCGTCCACAAACGCCAAGAAACGCACAGGTTAGCTAGAGGACTCGTCACGTAAGTGTTTGTACGGAAGCGAGCATTTCACTTGTGCACAGCGCGGCAACGTGGTTAATTGACTACACAACTTTGCCACATTCGTAAGCGTAGAGGGGTGACGCGTAGTGGGACTGGGTACTAACTCAGGCGGCTACGCGACCGCCGCCCCGGCCTTCGTTTCCCCCGCGGGACTTCATCGCAGCAAGCGCCTCCACTGTGACGCGGATGCCACGCTTACGGGCCGCCGCCACAACGGCCGTCCAATGCACGTCGCGGATGCTGTCCCGTTCGTGCATCTTGCGGGCGGCCTGGTACTCAACCCCAATATCCCGCCCGAATTCAGCGACAGTTGGCCAGCGCGCGATCAGGTCTCGAAAGGTCTGCAAGGATGCCTCTCCGCGCAGTTCATTTCGCGCAACGGTACAACACGTACAGCGCGTTTGTCAACGCCCTCCGTACTGTACAAGCCTGTACGTAGCGGCTATGAAAGAGATCGCAGACAGACTGCAGGAAGCGCGCAAAGAAGCCGGCTACAAAACGGCCACGGATGCGGCGAGGGCATTTGGTTGGAACGAGAATACCTACAGGTCCAACGAGAACGGGCAGCGGCCCCCGAGTCGCCAAGCCGCAGTAAAGTACGCAAGGGCGTATCGCGTGAGTGTCGACTGGTTACTGACAGGCCGCGGAGCAAAAAAGCCCCGGCGCACTGACAGCGAAAAGCGGAAGTGGCCTGCGCCAGATTCCGATCGTGCGTTGGACGGCCATCAGCAGTGCTGATACATTTCGAGCAACGCTTCTAAGTGCCGAAGCGCGGGGATTTGTTGTGGTGCCGGAAGGAGAAAACTTGTCTGTCGATGCCTTCGCCCTTGAGGTACAGGACGACAGCATGGTTGACCCTGGCGGGTCGCCGTACTCCCTTTATCCGGGCGATACCGTGATCGTTGATCCCGACCGCAAAGCGCAGCCCGGTAATATGGTTCTGGCGCGTGACGGCAAGAAGGCGATGATCCGAAAGTTGCGCATTGTTGCCGAGAACGACCACGGCTCGCGCATTGCGCTTGTGCCGCTCAATCCGGACTTCGCGACCAAAGAAACGACGGACGATTTCATCGTCGGCGTGATGGCCGCCTTCTACCGCCGGTCCAACTAGGCAACCGCGCCACACTTTTCCACAAAAACTTGCGCACCCCGTACAACTGTACAAAATGTACTTGACGACGCGCTGTACGTTTTGTACTGTCCAATCGTCGCTGAGCCGCACCGAACCCCAACGCAACCGCCCTAGTGGCAATCAACGGTGCAGGTTCAGCGACACGAAATTCCACGGGAGAGGCTAATGCAACCCAAGTCCCACCCAGACGCCGAGTCCGCCATCGCCATCGGCAGAGACGACCTCATAGCGCTGCTCACCAAGCGCTGGGCCGACGCCTACAGCCTCAGAGATCAGACCAAGATCGATGCCATCGCCCACCACTGCGATGCGATCCACGAACTCTTTGCTGATGTTTGCCAGGAGATCGACTGGCCTGCGGATCGGAAGATCCACACCGTCAGCAGCAAGAATGAAGAGCGCATCAGCGCTTGAACCAGTTTGCCTGACGGTTGGGCGCGCGGGGTCGTCCGTCCGAGGGTCCGTCAGGTGATGCGGGGGGAACCCGGTGGCGTTTGTAGGTGAATGGCTTCTCTCCAAACGCTGCCGGGTACTCCCGGTTCCAGATTGAATTCAAGGCCAGCGAAGATTTTGCCGGACCAGCAGAGATAGTCACCCCGGCCAAATGGTGAATAGGAGCGAGGAAGATGGGCAGCGTAATGGACGACCAGGAGAGGCCTTGGGAAGAAAGGGCCAGGGAAGCCGGCGAAGCCACCAAATCACGGAAGAACATGGGGGCTTGGAAATCGATCAGGGAATTCGACGCTGAGCGTTCGCAACTTGACCGCGTGGACCTCTGGCTAAGCGTGGGCGCCTCGCCTTCATCGTTCGGAATGTCAGACGCGTGGCGGATTACCGACGCCTACAGAAAGCCGTGCGGCAGGTGGTTCCACATTCTGAAGATGGAGGAACTTGAACTGCGGGCAGAATACGTCACGCACTACATGGAGCGCCCACCGGGACCGGACGGAAGCACTTCGTACTAGGCCGGGGTGACTATCTCCAAGTGCGCGTCATCAACCAACGAAGCCGTGAACCATGACCGACGACATCAATCAACACGGCATCCGACCCGTCGCCTTCTGGCTAGCGATGAGCCTCTTGCTGACTTTCGGGTCCGTGGCCTTGACCGTGGCTCTTTATGGAGTGCTGCACCGATGACCAAAAAGGAGCGCATTCGCGGGTTTCTGGCCCTTGGTTGGTCCGTCGCTGCTATCGCCGAAGAGGTTGGCTGCTCGCTTCAATACGTCAGGGTCACTCGCGCAACCCCGCCCGGCTACCACGCAGAATGGGTGAGGCAGAAGCGAGCCCGCAATCCAGCCTTTTGCGCGAAGGAACGGCGCTGGCAGCGAGATTACAGGCGGCGCAAACGTGCGGAGGCAAGCCCATGATCACCTACAAGGTCCACTTCTCCATCGACGGCGAGGTTGAGGTCAAGGCCGACAGCCCAGAGGAAGCGCACCACTTCGTGTCGCAATTCTCCAAAGACGAGTTGGCTGAGATTGGAGAGTTGGAAGTGTTCGCGCCGGTCGAAAAGACCGCCCATGAGACGGAGACCGTGCAATGAGCGCCACTTACGAAGATGGCCTGCGCGTCGCCTACCGCTTTGCGTGCGACATGATCGATCCTGGCCGAAAGACGATACCGCAAACGGCTGAGTTCTATGCGGGTGTCGAGTGGGCGGCACGCGAGATGATCGCCTGCATCAACACCAAGATCGTTGAGTATTCGAACGGCGCTCCTGTCGAGAAGGTCTCACGCCCATGAGCAACGTCGTCACCTTTATGCGTGGTCCTGTGACATCCATCGAGCGCCAGGAGCCAAAGACGCCAGAGAGCAAGGCGAGGATCGATGCGATGGCGAAGGACTGCATCGTCAACCTGTCGAGGCCCTACCTCATGGCTGACCTGCAAGGCTCGATCTCCATCCTCAACGCCCGCACCCCGAAGGAACGCGCCGAACGCGAAGAACAGTTCCGCCTTCTGAAAATCCAGCAGGGCAAGGAGCTGATCACCAACGGCTTGGCCTTGATACGGGATAACGAGAGCGCGGATGCAGCGATCCAGCATCTGCGCGAGGTTCTGATGGCGGTCGATCTGCCGGAGAACTCAGGGACGGAGTTTTGAGCGATGGAATGGCAGCCCATCGAAACTGCGCCGACAGGAAAGCTGCTGATCCTGTTCTACCCGGAGACGGTGACGGGTTGGCAGAAGAGCGTACAGCCCGAGATGATCCGCGTTGATCATCATCCGGTGGGGCATCCACGTAAGCCTACCCACTGGTTGCCACTGCCGAAGCCACCGAAACAAGTCAAGGAGTAGCCAGTCATGTCAGAGCCGGCACACGCCCTGCACAAGGAAACTGAGGCCGCCAAGGTTCTCCTTGCAACCTATCGCGACATCCTGGCCGACGACGACCAGGCCAAGATGGACATGGTCGAGGGCGAGACCAACATCCAAGAGGCGATCCGCGCGGGCCTAGTGCGGCTGGCTGAAATTCGCGCCATGGGCGTCGGCATTGACGACATGATCGACAGGCTCAAGAGCAGGCGAGAACGCCTTGCTGGCCAGCAGGGGAGCTTGCGCGAGGCGATCTTGCTGGCCATGGAGCTTGCCGGCTTGCCGAAGTTCGAAACCGACGTTGGCACCATCACGCGCAAGCGCACACCGCCCAGCGTGGTCGTTGTCGAGGAAGCCGACATTCCAAGCATGTTCTGGAAGCCTTCAGACCCGAAGCTGGACAAACGGGCTCTATTGGATGCGCTCAAGGGCGGCGATGCGATACCGGGCGCTCAGCTTTCCAACGGTGGCGAAACCCTTCAAGTCAGGTGGGAGTGAGTACGATGCCAAATCTCGTTCTAGCTAAGAGCGGCGGCCTTTCGCGCAGCGACCCGCGCCGGTTGTCGCTGTTTACCAAGACGGTCGGCAAGGAGTTGCGCGGACCAGAAGTGGATGAGGCTATCGAGTGGTGCGAGCTGTACGGCGCCAACCCGTTCACGCGGGACATTTACTTCTTTGTGTTCGACGCCGACAAGCCCACGCGCCGCGTGGTTCCGGTGCTGGGCATCGGCCTCTATCGCAAGATAGCCGCACGCTCCCGCGACTACCGCCCAGACGACAAGCCGCCCCGCTTTACATACGACCCGGAGGCGATTGGGCCGCTCAACCCCAAGGGCATCGTTGATTGCGAGGTGGCAGTCTATCGCTTCGCGCACGGTGAGTGGTTCCCTTGCGTGTCGCGCCTCAAGTGGGAAGAGCGCGCTCCCATCAAGGAGATTTGGGAGAACGGCGAAGACGGCAAGCGCCGCCCGAGCGGCAAGTTTCAGCTCGACCCAAAAAAGACCAACTGGATCACGATGCCGGAAACCATGCTGGCAAAGTGCGTGGAGGCCGATGCTATCCGCAAGGGCTGGCCAAATGAGACGGCGGGCTCCTACGTGGACGGCGACCTTGACGCCGGCAAGACGCTGGAACTGAGCGCCACTGAGATCATCGAAACGGTTGAGACGGAGCGCCGGCTTGCGGCGGTCGGCGGCTCGAATGCCATCCTCGTATCGTGGGAACCGACTGCGGCGTTGACGCCAGTTCCCATCGGCAAGTTCGGCGACCGTGTGTTGGAGTTCATCAAGAAACACTCGGATGAGCCGTCCGTCGTGCTGCTCTGGCGCGAGCGCAACAGGCATGGCCTCAACGAGTATTGGGCACGCGACAAGGACGGCGCGCTCGCGCTCAAGAAGGAGTTGGAGAAAGTAACAGCCGAAGCCGTTCAGGCAGCGGAGTGAGCCATGCGCCTCACGCAACATCGGTCCCCATACGGCAAATTCGGAAGCCGAGGGCTTAAAGGATCACCACCCCATGAAAGCCACGGAAGCTCCAACGACCGGCATCATTGCTGAGATCAACCGTCTGGCCGCCAAGGGCTGGGGCTACGAGGACATTTCCGTCGAACTGAAGCTGAATATGGAATGGGTCCGGCCCTTCGTGATCGGGAGGAAGAAGTGACACGGCACGAGCGTTCTTGCCCGCATTGCGGTTCGATGCTCACCAAGGGCCGCAGCGCTGCCGACCATAGGCGCCTGTTCGGGATGATCGGGAAGGCGTTCGACCAGTGGCCCGAGGCCCACGAATTTCAGCCGGCCTCCGTCGACCAGCTTCGGGCTTGGTTGACCTGTCGCGCAGGCCACTACGACTCCACTCCAATTTTCGTTGAAGACATCGAGTTATTCCCCAAGGAGAAGCGTGATGTTGCGTTCAAGCTGGTTGCGCTCGCCGTCGAAGCTGCAGTTAAGGCGGCTCTTGCGGAGGGAAGTTACGCGTTCACTCGCGTACATGGAGACGCGATTGCGGTCTTCAGGCCGCGGTCGATCTCGTGGTCAACGCTCGATCAAAAAGCGTTCGGCCCGATCCGAGAGGCCATCGAGACGGAAATCGAGTCTGCACTAGGGGTAAGGGCGGACCAGTTGCTACGAGAGGAAGCGGCGTGATGCCCAACTTTACTTTGCCGTCTGGCACGACCATCGACATTGACCGGCCAGACTTCGCGCTCTGCAAGGGCGTCGATGACCTCATGGAGTTGAAGTATGCGCTGTCAGAGAAGATCATCGACATTGAACTGCAAATCGATCTTCACGAAGCGGTGGCGTATCCCACGGAAAACGCAGCCAAGCCGCTAGACTGGCTTCCACGTGCCAAGGCCGCTCTCAAGTGGTCTAAGCTGTATCGCGACGAATGCCAGAACAGGCAGGGGCGTCTCGCCGGCATCGAAAAGCAGCGCGCCCACGCCACCAAAGACCGCGCTGTGATCGACATGATCAGGGCCGCTTTGCCATCGGACAAATTCCATGCGCTCTTGGAGGCGGCAGAAATTCTCACGGACGGCCACACAAGGCCTATCGATCAACTGAAAGCAGAAGCAGCATAGCCGCCATGGAACCCATCATCATCGGCCTAGCCCTTCTCATCATCGCCCTTGGCATAATTTACGAACTCAACCGGAGAGACCGGAAACAGAAGAAGTTCGATGTGGAACCACCATTTTGAATCAAGGCGTGCGCATTGCATGCCGGACCAATCGAGATAGTCACCCCGGCGCTTAGAACAAGGATGATGCCGATGGACCTGACGAACGGCGCAATAGAAGCCGACGAACTTCAGATGAAAATCATGAGCGTGTGCGCGGGTCACCACACGGCAATCATCTACACCGCGATTGCAAACACGCTCGGCTACATGGAGACGCTCGCGACCGGTGAGCCAGACCGCGAGACGCTGTTTGAGATCATTAGCGACTGCATGGACAGTTACATTCTCCTGATGAAACGAGGAGACGCCGGGGTGACTATCTCCAACAATCCGTCAACTGCAACGAAGCCTTGAATCATGTCTTCCCGTCCCAACTCTACGAAGGTCAGAAGAGAGTGCTTCGATGCACATAAGTGGATTCATCCGGTCACCGGCCGGATCATGCTCACCTGTCACATCTGCAAAGGGCAGATCGACCCTGCGCGGGAGAAATGGGACGCCGAGCACACCATTCGCCGCGTTCTGAGTGATGACGACAGTCCAACCAATGTCCTGCCGGCGCACGAAGCCTGCCACGACGTTAAGACAAAAACCGACATCACTGAGAACAGCAAAGGCAAACGCGTCCGTGACAAGCACTACGGCATCGTCCGGAAGCAAGGCTTCAGGAAGCCCCCAGAGGGGTACGTGTTCGATTGGCGAGCCAAGAGGTACGTCAAGGCAGAGGAGTTGGATTCATGAAGATGTGGGTTGTCTACAAGCGCTACGAGACGGGAAAGATCGAGCGCGTTGCGGCATTCTTCAGCGAGAAAAATGCACGCCAGAGGGCGGCGACGCTCGTTGGCAAGGATGCCGCCTTGATCGGTCTTGAAACAATCGCCGTAGAGGATCAACCAACGGATGAAGAGTGCGAGCACGATTGGCAGGGTGCGCGCCATCCGGAGGGCGGTATCGTCGGCAGGTGCCTGAAGTGCGGCGAGGAAAAAAGGCTACCCGGATGACCTCGGCGCGTCGTGAAGATCGGGGAGGACGTGGAATGACGTGGCAGCCCATCAAGACCGCTCCAGCCGGTCGGGACATTCTTCTGTGTTGGGCCGGCACATCGGAAATGCGGGTTGGCTACGACAACGGGCGCGGCTGGCTTTGCGACGGTGTCTCGTTTGATGCGGAGCCAACACACTGGATGCCATTACCTGAGCCTCCAGCCGGAGGGGCGCCAGCATGACAGATGAGGGTGTCGTTAACTACAAACCCGTCCCGGTTCCCGCATTCTTGCGGGCCATGGCGACGGTCTTCCTTGCAATGGGTGGCGGGTTTTGCGCCGGCTGGTTGGTGTTTTCGATGCCCGAGGACATCGTCTTGCGCACAGCACTCGTGCTTGGTTTGGCCGCTGGCCAAATTGGCGGCATGGCGCTGTCGTTCAGTCGCGCGGAAGACAACGCCGGGGTGACTATTTCCAAGGGTCAGGCAGATGAAACAAAGCCTTGAATCAATTCGCCCCGCCTATCTCCCAGAGGAAGCCGCCAAGATCCTTGGCGTATCCAGATCATGGGTGATCCAGAAGGCGGCAGACAAGGAGCACGGTGGGATTCCCGGTGCCTACAGGACGCAGGGTGAGTCCGGACACTGGCGCTTTGATCCCGACGCCTTCGACAGGTACGTTCGCGATCTCAGAGCCGGCAAGGTTCCGCGTGAAACGAAGCGCAAGACCAGAGGCAAGTCCGGCCCACGTAAGCCACGTAATGTGGAGATGAACGAGTGGCTGGAGGGGTTCAGGAAGGCGGGGTGATGAAACTGTCCGACCAGATCATGGCGGCGACATCGCCAGGCTCGTGAACTGGGAACCAGCGCAGCTTACGTCCGCACAGTTTGGAGCCGGCGGGGATGCTCAAGTCGGAAGGGCTCTAGCCCGCGCATCCGGGCCACTGGCTTCATTGACGGCGAGCTGAAAAAGCTGAGCGTTGAAATGGACACTGAGCTTTATTTAGCCGTCAGAGAAGCAGCGCGCCGTAATAGGCTTAGCCTTGCCGAGCAGGTGCGGACCTACTTGCAATGGGGACTAGACGCTGAATGAGCGCGAACTTTACGGTAAAATCGTAAAGTTCCGGGTCGTCATCGGTTTTCCGATAACGGAACAACATCAATGAGTAAGAGGACTAGTCCAAAGCGGACATCCCGCCACAAGGGCAAGCAGAAGCAGCGGCGTATTCGTGAACGAGACCGCAAGAGAGCTAAATGAATGTCGAGCCACACGACTCACACTCGCCGCAAACGTCGCGGTGCAAAGGCGAGACTGCGCCACGGCGAGAAGGCGACGCGCAAGCACAAGCGCAAGGGCGGTCGCACCGGCAGCATCATGAGCAAGCGCCTTGGCAGCCGATAGAGACGGCGCCTAAAGATGGCTCAGTCGTGCTGCTGTGGGACGGCGAAGTATTCGGGTATCCGGTCGCATCGTGGTGGTACTCAAAGCCGATCAGAGAAAAGCCGAAACGATGGGCTGGAATTCCACCCTGCGATTGGCCGGTGATAGCGTGCAAGCACGGCGAGTGGCGCCCAGTAGAGGAAGATGCCTGGCACGCCTGCCTGAGCTGCGGCGGGTTGCGGCCAACCCACTGGCTGGCATGGGAACCGGCGCCGACGCCAGCGACAATGAAAGCGTGGGATTGAAATGCGCGGCCTCTACCAGCGAGAAGACGGCAACTACTACGTCCGCGTTCCTACGGGGGCGAAGGGCAAGTACAACCGGCTATCGCTCAAGACCAGCAACAGAGCCGAAGCCGAGAACAGGGCCGCCAGCATCCTCTCCACCCACAAGTCGGGCGGAGACATCCACACGCTCTGGCAGGATCTAGCGGAGCGATACAAGCGCGAGCACTTCAAGCACCTGAAGCCGGGCACGCAGGAAACCTACTTCTGGGCCATCAAGGCGCTGTCCGTCGGCGGGCTGTTCGATAAGGTTGTACGGGACATCGACAACGCCGTGATCGACAACTTCGTCAGGACCAGGCTGGCCGACGGGATCACGAGCGGAGGGGTCAGGAGCGAACTGGCCGTGCTCAGTTCAATCATGAGCAAGGCCGAGGGGTGGTCCCTGATCGACCGCAACCCTGTGCAGCGCTACATGAAGGCCAACGCCCTCAAGGTGAGGCGTGGGGAGCCGCGCGTGCGCTGGCTGACCAGAGGCGAGGAGGAAGCCGTCCTCGCCTTGCTGGATACCTGGATCGCCGCCGGCAGCGCCGACCACGCCGGCCGGCTGACCCTGAAGCGCGCCGTCATCATCGCCATCGACACGGGGCTGCGCCTGGCCGAGCTGTGCAACATGCGCTGGCCGGATATCAGCTTTGAGCGGGGGAATGTGCGGGTGAGGAAGGAGGTGGCCAAGTCCAAGAAGGACCGCTGGGTGCCCCTCCTGCCCCGTTCGCTGGCCCTTCTGAAGCAGATGCAGGAGGAGACGGCTAGCGAGTGGATATTCCCAGCCCTCGGCGGCAAAGGTCCGCGTTCAAATTTTGACAAGGCCCTGCGCCATTTCGCAGGCACGGCCATCATCCGCCGGCAAGGTCGCGCGAACCAGTTCGCGGGAGGCCCTGTCATCAAAGCGGGGCTAGATCCGTTCTCGTGGCATGACCTTCGGCGGACCTGCGGGTGTCGATTGTTGCAGGAGCACGGGTTGTCTATGGAAGAGGTGAGCAAGTGGCTTGGCCACAAATCGATCAGCGTCACGGAGCGACACTATGCGTTCCTGACCGTCGATAACTTGCATAAGGCACTCGAAAAGGGCCGCGCTCGTGACACAAAAAATAGCACACCCGGCGTAAAGCGAGTGAAGCGGAAACGGTGGGTAAGACGTTGATTTTGCTGTGGTACCGCCTGCCCGGATCGAACGGGCGACCTCTAGATCCACAATCTAGCCGGCAATGGCTACAAGTCTTGATAAATATGGGTTTAGTCGATCAGGAGCACCCAGAACGCACCGAAAACATCGTCGGTCAGTAGCACAGAAAATGACACAGTGCCTGTGTGCTCTTTTTTCTCATCGTTAAGAACGCCTCGGCGGGCTCATACAACCTCCCCGCACCCGGAACGCTTCCTTGGTAAAGACCTCTTTACGAAGCGCCTGGAGCTAGTAAGGACGCCTCCTATTTCAGGTAGGGCGCGAGCGCCGCTTTCAGCTTCTCACGTACTGCAACCGGGTTTGCACCATCGAGCGCAACGGCCACGAGGGCGTCGTCTAGGATTTCATCGAGCGTCGGCATGCCACGCCTCCTTTCGCTGCACGACCAAAGATTCTTTGGTTATGCGCTCCTCAATCAGTAACAGGTTTCTTCTGCAAATCACGCAGCTTGCGCAGAAGGCGCTCCGCTACCATCTTGTAGCGAACATCCATCGGCACAGGCAGATGGGCAGGCACG